TGCGGGTGAGCCATCCTGTACGGGTTTCCAAGGCGATCAGAGCTTCCGCCTGCCACTCAGAGGCACCTGGGCGAGGCTGTGGGCCTCGCTGGCTGACGATCTCCCCCATCCGGGTACGTCCTTACCCCTGATTCCTCAGAGCGGCTCTCAGGCCGCTCCTCGGTAATAGTGATCCCCACCACTAAAGGTGGTGGGTGTCAAGGACATACCCGTATCCCTATTATGAGGGGCACAGAGTGCCCCGATAGACCGCTTCAGGCGGTCTTCTAAGAGCGCCCCTCGAAGGGCGCTCCTCAGTCATACCGGCCTTTGAGGGCCGGTCTTCAGAGATCCGGCAACCGCCGGATCGATCGCCGCGCCTTGAAGCGCGGCTCTTAGGGGTGATCACTCTGTTTGGCACTCGATCGAGTACCAACTGGGAGACGCAACCGGCGAAGATGGATGTCCTCAACCTCCGACAGACCTTCGAGTCCTCGTCCGGTTGGCAGATCCCGGACCTACGGCCGACGAGCTTCGTCCCGGCCAACCTCGCGGCGTGGAACATGCCACGCCATCGCGAATACGCCGCCCTCTCAGGCGGCGCTCTGCACTTCTTCCTCGATGACTACCGCTTCGAGAGCGCGTGGTCATCTCCTGAGCGTCTTCTCCCCCGCGTAGCGGCGGTTGGAGCGTCTCTCACCCCCGATTTCAGCCTCTGGCGCGACATGCCTCGCGCCGCACAGGTCTGGAACGTCTATCGCAGCCGCTGGTGCGGCGCATTCTGGCAATCCCACGGCATCGAGGTCATTCCGACCGCCTGCTGGGCCACTCCCGACACATTCGAGTTCTGTTTCGACGGCATTCCCGCCCGATCGACAGTCGCTATTTCCTCGATGGGCGTCCGGGCGAGCGAAATAGATCGCTCGCTGTTCCGCCAGGGCGTAAAAGAGCTCATTTCCCGAACAGACCCGCAGCGGATTCTGGCCTACGGCCGACTCCGATTCTGCGACGACATCGATTTACCGGACGTTCGTGAGTATCCGACCTTCTGGGACAGACGCAGAAAGCAGGTGACTGGCACATGGGAGGACGCGGAACCGGTGGCGGTCCCGGACCCGGAAGCGGAAAGTCCAAAGCCAAGCGCGGAGCCGGTTCCCTTTCCGGGAGCGGCGGAAGTGCGGGCGGCGGTGGAAGCTCTGCGGGCTCAAGCGGTAGCGGCGGCAAGGGAAACTCTGGTGCCGGGACCGGTGGAGTAAGCGGCGGCGGCGGTAGCGCCGGCGGTCAGGCCGGTGGCGGCTCAGGCACCACGGTCAACCAGCAGCAGAACCGCCTCTCGATCGAGTTCGGAGGCGATCTCACCGACGCCGAGAAGGCTCGGGAGCAGAGGCACCTCGATGAGCTGCCCGCTCACCTCCAGCACCTTCTGGAGCAGCGCGACACCCGCATCTTCGTCGGCGGCAGGGCCGACGAGTCGCCCGGATGGGCGAACCTCGGCTACAAGCCCACGGACAAGACCGCAGACGGTCGCGACCTTGGCGACCTGTCGTTCTACATCCCCAGCCGCAACGAGGTCTACATCTCGGCACGCTCGCCCCACGGCAGCGTCAACGTCTACGTCCACGAACTGGGCCACGCAATCGACTACCAGTGGATCGGCCTCAAGGGCCGTGAGGTCGAGTTCCCGCCTGGCAGCGGGAACTTCGAGACCGTGCGGATCATCAGCGAAGACCCCGAGTTCCGCTCGATGCACCGCAAGTACATCCTGAACAACGCCCAGGTCCGCAAGTACTACCGCACGGGCAGCCAGGGCACCGCCCAGAGCGGCCGACGCGAGTCGGTGGCCGAAGGCATGGCCGAGTACACCAAGTACGGACGGGACGGTCTGGTAAGTCTGTTCCACAGCGCGGCAGCCGCCGACGCGTGGATCGCGATCATGAAGAGATACGGGGTGATCAAGTAATGCAGGAGCCAGAAGGCGGAATGCCCGACTTCGATCCCAACGGCCCACCGTGCGCCCCGTACCCCACGGAGATCCTCAACCTCGGCCGGTTCCGCTGGCTGCGGCCGGATGGCCACGTCATCGTGTTGCCAGACAGCGAACTGGCGTGGGCCGAGACCCGCGCAGCGGTCGCGGCGGAAGAAGGGGAAGATCCCCAAGCCGCCGTGGGCGCGATGTTCGGTGACGGCACCAACCTCAACCCCCGGACTCTGGCGTTCTGGGAAGCAGCCGCCCTCAAGGGCGGCAACGAGCTGTCGGACCTGCTGATCTAGTGGGCTGGGCCGGCTCTCGACGCCGGCAGGAACTCCCGGAGGACTGGGAGGCAATACGCCTCTCGGTCCTGCAGGACGCTCACTGGGTCTGCGAGATCCAGCTTGAGGATCGGTGCGTAGGAACAGCATCCGAAGTCGACCACATCGAGCGTGGAAACGACCACTCGCGCTCAAACCTGCGTGCCGCCTGCCATCGGTGTCACGCGAAGAAGTCATCAGACGAGGGCAACGCCGCTCGTCGCAGGAACCAAGCCCGAGGGAAGCGACCGCCAGAACGCCATCCAGGGCGTCGTTAAGTCGCGGGCCAGGTGCCCGCTCTATGCCCAGGAGGCAACATGGCAGGCACTCGCGGTCCCATCGGGAAGCGAGACGAGGAACGCGTCCGCAGGAACGTCCCTGAGAACCCAACCGAGACAGTCGTCGTCCACGGCGCTGTGGTGATCCCCGATCTCGGAGACATCAGCTTCAACGGTGAGACCCATCCGCTGATCACCGAGATGTACGACTCGATCAAGCAGTCGGCAGCCGTGAAGTACTACGAGCCCACCGACTGGCAGTTCGCCCGTCTGACCCTGTTCACCCTCAACCAAGAACTCATCTACGCCCGAGACAACGGCAAGCCCGTGGGTGCGATGAAGCTGACCGCAATCAACCAGATGCTCTCCGCGCTGTTGCTGACCGAAGGCGACCGACGACGCGTTCGACTCGAAATCGAACGTAACCCCAGTGACTCTCCCGCTGGCCAGTTGCTCGATGTCACCGCGATGCTCAAGCAGCGGCTCGTCGCCTCACAGGCGGCGTCCGGGGAGTAATGGTCCCCCGGAGGGGGTTCTGACGCGCTGCCGCTACCGGCGCTCCCTCCTCCGGGGTTGACACTCCCCCACCTTGAAAGGAATCCCGTTGTCTGCCATCGGCATTGAGATCGACCAGGACCAGCTAGTCCTGACGCGTGGCCGGGACTTCCGGTGGTCGTTCGAGAACCTCGACACGGCCAACCAGCCCATCGCCTACCCGCCCGGAGATCTGTTCTTCGCGTTCGACACAGGCGGCGAGCACAACTGCGTCCAGCAGGTCGAGGTCATCGGCGCTGACGACGGCGAGTACAAGCTCGGCTACGACGGCGTCCTGTCGGACCCGATCGAGTACTACAAGTCGACCGACACCCCCTACGACCTCACGATCGACATCCGCTCCGCGCTGGAGAACATCCCAGCCATCGGGGCCGGGAACGTGGCGATCTCCAGCACCGGGCTCAACCCGGTGTGGCACCTCAACTTCACGCTGACCGGCACCCCGCAGAACGAGATCCAAGAGCTGAGCGTGGTCAACCTGCTCGGCTGGTTGGGCCAGCAGCTCGGTGAGGGCGCGATGGTCCTGTCCTACCGGGACAGTGACGCCGAGTACCCAATCTCGTTCGAGTCCAACGCCGCAACGATCCAGGCGTGCCTGGAGACCATCCCCCAGATCGGCAAGGGGAACGTCAAGGTCACCTCGACCACCGCCGGCAAGTTCAACATCGAGTACCAGGGGCTCCTGGCCTCCCGCGACGTAGACCAGATCAAGGTCCGCGCATACGAGGCGAACGCCACCGACTGGTTCGGCGGCGGCATCACCGGCAACCTCCTGACGGTCCTCAGCACCAAGACGATCCAGAACGGTCGTCGGTCGGTCCTCGACGGCCGGATGATGGACACGCTGTCCAAGAAGGTCGTGGAGTTCTTCAACCTCTTCGATGACAAGCAGGCGCTGAGCCTTGAGTTCGTCATCAAGGACAACAAGACGTTCACCATCATCTGCCGCTCGCTCAAGGGCTACCAGGCGATCGACCTGGCCACGTTCGACGTGGTCTTCTCCGCGAACACGCTCAAGACGTTCCTCAGCAACCAGATCCTCCTCAACGGGGCGATCAGCACGCTGACCGTCGACCAGTACTGGAACCACCGGTACACCGTCGAGTTCATCAACGAGGCAGGCAACCGGCCGCACCCGCTCCTGGTGGGTGACGCTTCTGGTCTGTCCAGCGGGATCACCACGACCCCGATCGCGCCGACCGTCCGCACCGCGTACGTCGATCGCGGGCAGAGCGCCACAACGCTCTGGCCGTTCCTGATCGAGGGCTCGATGGCGCACCTCAAGGTCGAGAGCGAGGATGCCGACCGCATCCCGGCGCGGACGCGCTGGCAGCTCGTCTTCCTCCCCGAGGGTGAAGAGTTCGGCGGCGATCCCATCGCACGCGGAGTCGTTCAGGAGCAGCGATGAAGCTGCGCGGCATCCCCCCTGAGGGGGTTCCCGCCGTATCCTTCGTCGGCAGGCCCCACGGCTCGATCCTGGGCAGCGTCACGCGCCCGGTGGGTCGACTCATCGCAATACCCGGCGTAGCCGGTCCCCGTGGCCCTCAGGGCGAGACAGGACCGCGTGGCGCTACGGGAGACACCGGAGCGCAAGGCCCGAAGGGCGACACGGGCGCTCAGGGGCCAAAGGGCGATACCGGAGCTACCGGAGCCAAGGGCGACACCGGACCACAGGGTGTGCAAGGCATCCAGGGTCCGATCGGTCTGACCGGCCCGCAGGGTGCCAAGGGCGACCAAGGCATTCAAGGTCCAAAGGGTGATCAAGGCATTCAAGGCCCGGAGGGCCAGCGAGGCATCCAGGGTGTCCAGGGCAAGGCGGGTACGAGCCTCGACATCGAGGGCACCGTCGCCACCTACGCCAACCTCCCGGCCAACCCTCCCGCAGGCTCCGCGTACGTCGTGGCCGCTGACGGCAAGCTCTACTTCTTCGACGGCACCAGCTACCCGGCTTCCGGGGCCGGCGTCCCGTTCCAGGGTCCGCGAGGACCGCAAGGCGTTCAGGGTGACCAGGGGCTGCAAGGCCCGAAGGGCGACCAGGGTCCGCAGGGTATCCAAGGTCCGACCGGAGCTACCGGTCCTACCGGCGCTACCGGCGCACAGGGCGTCCAGGGTCTCCAAGGCCCGCAGGGCAATACCGGCGCGACCGGTCCTATGGGACCGTCTGCGTGGGCTCCCGAAGGCATCATCTCCAGCGCCACCTTGGCGGTGGGGTACAACGACATGCCAGGTGGCTTCGCGGTAGAGCCCGGTCCCAACGCCACGGGCGTCAAGCTCGACTCGGTGTGGATGCGCCTGGGCACTCTCGGTGCCGTGGTCGCTACGACGGCTGCCGTCTTCGACGTGTACGCCGGAACGGCTACCGCGCTGGGGACGCTGATCACCTCGATCACGATTCCGGTAGGTGCCAACAACCAGATCGCCACCCTCGCGAGTCCCTACTCGCTGCCTGCCAACTCCGTTGTGCGGGTGAACTGTTCGACCGCTGGAGGGGTAACCACCCCGATCCACTGCCAGCTTCGCGGAAGGTACACCGGCTGATGGCGTGTGGAGTAACGACGGTCCAGAACAGCGTGACCGTCACCTGTGACAACGCGGGTACGAGCACCCACGCGGGCAACCACTCGGGGCTGCTGCCTTCGAGCATCTCGGTCTTCGGGTTCACCTGGAACACCAGCACCAGGATCCACTGGAAGGCCGGCGTCACCACGGCGGTGAAGCAGAAGGTAGCCACGATCGGCGAGAGCGACTTCGTATGAGTCGCATGATGCTTCGCAAGGTCAACTCGAAGAAGCTCTACACCGACAACTTCGACCGTGCGTCTCTAGGGTCTGACTGGCTGCTCTTCACCGCGCTGAACCCCTACGTCCCGCTGATCAACACCAACGCGTTCTACCCCGGCGACGACGCCACGTACAACAGCCAGGCGCACCAGCGTGGGCTGTGGGCTCAGCCTGTAGCCACCAACGACCACGCAGTCAGGGCTACCATCGCGCTCCGCGCACCCAACGGGCTCAACTCCGGGCTGATCGTCAGGTCTACGTCGGACAACCTCAACAAGGTCGAGCTGCAGCTCAACAACGGCGGCGCAACGCTGTACTCGTTCGTCAACGGGGCGCAGACATCGAGAGCATCGGTGGCCATCACCGGGCTGGCGCAGAACGTCGTGGTCGAGCTTCGAGTAGTCGGCAACGTCTACCAAATCGTCCGCGACCCGGACGGCGCGGCGGCGGTGCTCGGTACGTGGACAGACTCCACGAACCTGTTCCCTCCAGACCCGTCTCGACGGTACGGCGGGCTATACGTGGTCTCCGACCAGAACGTATTCAGCCAGCGCAACTGGTCGAACGGCTGGGACAACTTCCAGCTACGAGACCTGTAACACCAACAGAAAGAGATCGACATCACTCATTCCTCGCAGATCTACGTCAACGAATCCGCCGAGTGGACGGGAGTCATCCTGCCTGTCGGATCGGTGATCACGTCGTATGACGACTCGAACGGCCCCACGCAGGCCGTGATCCACTACGACTACGAGATCGACCCGGACTTCTCGAAGCCACTGATACCAGTGGACAAGTGGCTGGTCAGGTTTGGCGACGACGATGGACTGCTGGATGTCGAGACGTTCGGCACCCTGCTGGCGCACAAGGTGGGCGTATCACTCGTCCAGCTTTCTGCGGTCGGCACGACGGTTGTCGAGCCTGCGCTGAACAGCATCTACACCTACTGACCTGGGCGGCTCCCCTGATCGAGGGGAGCCCCCGCCTTTCCCGTTCGTCCAATCGGTAGGACGCCTGGTTCTGGCCCAGGAAATCGAGGTTCGAGTCCTTGATGGGAAGCAACTTGACACACACCGAAAGGAACACATGGCACGCCTAGATTCTGAAAACGGTTGGCGTCCACCGTGGGTCGGACAGGACATGCTCCAGTGGGCCGACATCCCCGGAGCCCCCGGCGTGTCGATGCAGTTCATGAAGGGCTGGCCGCTCGTCGTCATGCGAGCGTTCGCCGCCGACTTCCACGCGTACGTTCAGCCCCTCCGGGACGCTGACTGCGCCTGCTACACCCCGACGAACAGCGTCTCCACCTCGAACCACCTCAACGGTACGGCGATGGATCTCCGGTGGAACTCCCACCCGTTCCATGTCCCCGGCACGTTCTCCCCCTCCGAGATGGCCACTCTGCGTGAGCTTCTCGACTTCTACGAGAAGATCATCTTCTGGGGCGGTGACTGGGAGTCACCGATCGATGAGATGCACTTCCAGATGGGCTACGGCACCTGGAACAACCCCCGCGTTGGAGACTTCATCCTCCGCAAGATCCGACCGGATGGGTTCTCCACGTTCCGGCGCGGCGTCACTCCGACGCCTGCGGCCACCGACCCCGCCTGGGTGCTCGCGAAGGCTACCGGCCTGGGCATCGATCGCGCTCGCGAGATACTCCCCGCTGTGCGCTCTGGCCTCCTGGCCTCGGGCTGCACGACCACACCGCGAATCGCCATGTGGCTGGCCCAGGTTGGCCATGAGTCGGTCTCGTTCAAGTACACCGAGGAGATCGCCAAGAACGGCCGCTACGCGCCGTACATCGGCAGGACGTGGATCCAGATCACCTGGGATTACAACTACCGGGCGTTCGGCAAGTGGTGCTTCGAGCACGGGCTGGTGCCCGACTCGGAGTACTTCGTCCGCGACTACGTGGCGCTGGCTGACCTGAAGTGGGCGGGACTGGGCGCTGCCTGGTACTGGACCGAGGCGCGTGGCACGGCGATCAACGACGCGGCAGACCGCCGCGACCTGAACGCTGCGACGAAGTTGATCAACGGCGGCTACAACGGCCTCTCGGATCGACAGACCCGCCTCAACCTCGCCAACACGCTGGGCGACCTACTGCTCAACCTGATCACGGAAGAAGACGACACCTTGGCCGATCCAGCCATCATCAAGAAGATCAACGAGATTCACGCGTGTCTCTTCAACGAGACCGAGTCGTGGAGCGCCCTGGCCACGCCAGGTGAAGGCGCGATCTACCAGCTCCACGAGAAGATCCACTCCCTCGACGGGATGGTGCATCCGCTCTACGCCGAACGGCGTGCTCGCGCAGGCGATCTCGGGGAACTGCACCGCATCGTGCTCGCTGCGAAGGGCATGGGCCGGAACACCGATCAGGTGACCGTCCGGGTCTTCCAGCAGATCCTCGCAGAGATCGAGAAGGACCACCCCGAATACCTCAAGGCGTACCTCGCCCAGATGGGAGCGAAGTGAAATACACAGCACCAGTCATCGCCAAGTCGCTGATCGCGACCGTGGTTGCAGCCATCGGCGCGGCCACCGTAGCGGCCGGTGGCCCTGACCTCTCGGTCCTCTCCCTCGGAGAGTGGCTGGGCGTCCTCGGCACCGCGCTGACAGCCGGCGGGGCCGTCTTCGGCACTCCGAACAGGGACACCGAGACCCCGGCAGACAAGATCACCAAGGGCGTCGAGCAGGTGCTCGCCAACCAGGCCGCAGCCCAGGCTGAGGTCGACAAGGTCAAGGATGTCGTGGGCACCGTGCTCACCGACGTGCAGCTCGCCGCCTCGGCGGTCAACCTCGGCCCGCTGGCCGGTCAGATCTTCGCTCTGCCCGACGAACTGTTCAGGCGTCCTGCCTGATGCCGATCCAACTCAACGACCGTGGTCCTCACGTCAAACGCTGGCGTGAGGTCATGGCCGCTCGGTTCGACGGCTACAAGAAGACCAGAGGCGAACTCCCCACCGACACCGACGTGTTCGGCCTCCGCGCCCAGGCGTGGCAGCAGGAGTACGAGCTTCGCACCAAGCAGGTCATGGACGGGATCGTCTCCGACGACGATCTCCGTGGCCTGGGCATCGAGGTTCCCCGCGACACGCGGCCCTGGCTGTTCACCGTCCACGGCACCGGCCAGCCCAACCCCACGGGGCCGGGGCTCCCGGTCGACACGGCCATGCAGGTCATGGACCTCTACCGGCACCAGGGCATCGGCAACTACCCGGCGCAGGCGTTCCCGATGTGGCCTTCGATCATGAAGGGCGTCAACGAGCTGGTCCTGCAGATCGAGCAGAAGCTGACCGGCAACGACGACGAGTTCGCGCTGGCAGGCTACTCGCAGGGCGCGATGGTCGTGGCGTACGTGCTCAAGCACCACATCCTCGATCCGAACGGTCGACTGCACAAGTTCCTCGGCAGGCTCAAGAAGGTCATCTTCTGGGGCAACCCGATGCGGCAGAAGGGCAAAGCGGACTGGGACGGCTGGCTCGAACCGGCTCCCGAAGACTCCCACGGCATCTTCACAGAGGATCTGCTGGAGGGTCTGGAGCAGTACGACTTCGAGGTCCGGGACTACGGCCACAAGGGCGACATGTACGCCTGCAACTTCGACACGGACGCCGACGAGTACAAGCGGGCCATCTGCAAGATCGTCATGCGGGCCACCGACTGGTTCGGTGGCAAGGACTCCCTGGTCTCCCAGCTCATCGAGCTGGCCGTGCGTCCGCTGCCCGAGATGATCGCTGCCGCAACGGCAATCATCACGGCCATCCAGTTCGGTACTCACATGGAGAACCACAACTACAACATCCAACCTGCTGTCGACTTCCTGCGTCAGCCTTGACACCCACTTGAGAGAGGAGGCGGGGTGAGCCTCAACAACCACACAGTCGAGCTTGCCCCGTCGCCTCCTCACATCGTCGGGCCGTCGTGGCAGAAGACGATCGCTGGCGACTGGCACCTCCCCGAGAAGACTCTCGGGTGGGGCGTGCTGGCCTGGATGTCGGAGTACGTCAACACCCCTGGCGGGCATGACGATCCGAACCGACTCCGCTTCCTGATCGCGATGTCCGAAGCGGGCATCACGGTCAACGACCTCATGTTCATCCCCACCGACGAGCAGGTACGGCTGGTCCTCTGGTGGTACGCAGTAGACGACCGAGGGCAGTACGTCTACCGCGAAGGCGTGATCCGCCGGCTCAAGGGCTGGGGCAAGGATCCGTTCACAGCAGCAATCTGCCTCGCTGAACTCTGCGGCCCAGTAGCGTTCTCCCACTTCGACTCTGACGGCAACCCGGTCGGCAAGCGGCGCAACGCGCCCTGGATCACCGTGGCCGCTGTCTCCCAGGATCAGACCAAGAACACGTTCTCGCTGTTCCCGGTCATGATCAGCAAGAAGCTCAAGGCCGAGTACTCGCTCGACGTGAACCGCTTCATCATCTACAGCGACGGCGGCGCAGGACGCATCGAAGCAGCGACCTCAAGCCCCGCGTCGATGGAGGGTAACCGCCCGACGTTCGTCGTCCAGAACGAGACGCAGTGGTGGGGCCAGGGGCCTGACGGCAAGGTCAACGACGGGCACTCGATGGCATCGGTCATCGAGGGCAACATGACCAAGGTCGAGGGCGCTCGCACCCTGTCCATCTGCAACGCCCACATCCCCGGTACGGAGACGGTAGCCGAGAAGGCGTACGTCGAGTACCAGGACGTGCTCTCGGGCAAGAGCGTGGACACAGGGGCGATGTACGACGCGCTGGAAGCGCCGGCTGATACCCCGATCTCCGAGATCCCCTCCGAGAAGGAGGATCCGGTCGGATTCGCTGAGGGTGTCGCCAAGCTCCGCGAGGGCATCCTGATCGCCCGAGGCGACAGCACCTGGCTTCCGGTGGACGACATCATCAAGTCGATCCTGTCGACCAAGAACTCGATCACCGAGTCCCGACGCAAGTTCCTCAATCAGGTCAACGCCTCCGAGGATTCGTGGCTGTCCCCGATGGAGTGGGACCGCTGCTACGCAGACCCGAAGAAGTACAAGGTCCGGTTCGGCACCGAGTTCGCGCCGCCCGCCAAGGGCGACAAGATCACCCTCGGGTTCGACGGCTCGAAGTCCAACGACTGGACAGCCCTGGTGGGCTGCCGGGTCCACGACGGGTTCCTGTTCGTCATCCAGATCTGGGATCCAGAGAAGTACGGCGGCGAGGTGCCACGCGAAGACGTGGACGCCGCTGTCCACTCCGCGTTCGCCAAGTACGACGTTGTCGCCTTCCGCGCCGACGTGAAGGAGTTCGAGGCGTACGTCGACCAGTGGGGTCGGACCTACAAGAAGAAGCTCAAGGTCAACGCCTCGCCCAACAACCCGGTCGCATTCGACATGCGCGGGCAGACAAAGCGATTCGCGTTCGACTGCGAGCGCCTGGAGGACGCCGTCCTCGAAGGCGAGGTCTGGCACGACAACAACCCGGTGCTGCGCCAGCACGTACTCAACGCCAAGAAGCACCCGACGACATACGACGCAATCTCGATTCGCAAGGTCACCAAGGACAGCAGCAAGAAGATCGACGCTGCCGTCTGCGCTGTCTTGAGTTTCGGTGCGAGACAGGACTATTTGATGAGCAAGCGAGCCCGTAGCGGGCGGGTGGTGATGGTTCGATGACAGCACCGCTCCCCGGTCAGGAAGAGGTCGCTGACCCGGCCATCGCCAGAGACGAGATGGTCTCGGCGTTCGAGGAAGCGTCACGCAGCCTCAAGAGCAACACCAGCTACTACGATGCCGAACGCAGACCAGAAGCCATCGGAGTGACGGTCCCCCCGTCCATGCAGTCCCTTCTGGCCCACGTCGGCTACCCGAGACTATACGTCGACTCGATCGCAGAACGCCAGGCAGTAGAGGGATTTCGCGTCGGGGACGCCGAAGAGACCGACGAAGAGATGTGGCAGTGGTGGCAGGCCAACAACCTGGACATCGAGGCTCCCCTCGGTTACACCGACGCCTACGTCCACGGTCGCAGCTACATCACGCTCTCGATGCCAGACCCGAACATCGACCTGGGCTGGGATCCGAAGACCCCGATCATTCGGGTCGAACCGCCTACGCGGATGTTCGCCAAGATCGATCCTCGGATCAACCGCGTGTCCCAGGCCATTCGCGTCTCGTACGACGAGAAGGGCAACGAGATCCAGTCGGCCACGCTGTACACGCCCACCGACACCTTCGGGTGGTTCAAGGCTGACGGCGAGTGGCAGGAGTGGTTCCAGCAGACGCACGGCCTGATGGCCGTTCCCGTTGTCCCGCTACCCAACCGCACGCGGCTCTCGGACCTGTACGGCACCAGCGAGATCACGCCCGAGCTTCGGTCCATGACCGACGCGGCGGCTCGCATCCTGATGCTGATGCAGGCGACTGCAGAGCTGATGGGTGTGCCCCAGCGCCTGATCTTCGGCATCAAGCCCGAAGAGATCGGTGTGGACCCCGAGACGGGGCAGACGTTCTTCGACGCCTACCTCGCTCGCATCCTCGCGTTCGAGGACGCTGAGGGCAAGATCCAGCAGTTCTCGGCAGCCGAGCTGGCCAACTTCACGAACGCTCTCGATCAGATCGCCAAGCAGGTCGCTGCGTACACGGGTCTACCTCCCCAGTACCTGAGCACCGCTGCTGACAACCCGGCATCCGCTGAGGCCATCCGGGCCTCGGAGAGCCGTCTGATCAAGAAGATCGAGAAGAAGAACCTGCTCTTCGGAGGTGCCTGGGAAGAGGCCATGCGCCTCGCCTGGCGCATGGTTCACGGCGGCGACGTGAAGCCCGACATGCTCCGCATGGAGACGGTCTGGCGTGACCCGGCCACCCCGACGTACGCGGCCAAGGCTGACGGCGCGGTGAAGCTCTACAACAACGGTCAGGGCGTCATCCCCCGCGAGCAAGCACAGATCGACATGGGCTACTCCGAAGCACAGCGCAAGGAGATGACCGCCATGTTCGAGCGCGAGGCCGCGATGGGCCTCGGCCTCGTCGGCACGATGTACGCGACCGACAGCCCGGACGGCGGCGCACCCAAGCCGATCGCACAGACGGCTGACGGCAAGACGGCCAAGCCCGTGGAGGCTGAGGTCGTCAAGACGTGACCCCCGAGCAGTACGCCACAGCGCAGTACGCCATCACCGCCGGCCTAGCCGCCTATGTGCAGCGATTCGCATCGCTGTTCACCGGCCCGGTCCTTTCGAGTGCGGACTGGATCAAGCTGCTGGCCACGCTGTTCCCCGAAGTCGAGCGGCGGTACTCCGAGAGTGCCGCCCTCGGCCGGGACTTCTACGACTCCCAACGTGAACGCCACCATCCTGGGCTCGACCGCAACGAGAGGTTGCAGTCATCGCTCAAGTTCGAGTGGTTCGTCCAGAACATGCAGCCCGCACGGCGGGGGATGTCGCAGGCCGACTCCCCCAACGCGGCGGTGACTCGCCTGGCTCTGAGCGTGGTTCGCGAAGTGGAGATGGCAGGACGCCGACAGATCATCGGCGCTGTCAAGAACGACCCCGAACGCATCGTTCAGGGTTGGGCGAGGGTGGCCACAGGACGCGAAACATGCGCCTGGTGCCTGATGCTCATCTCACGCGGCCCCGAGTACACCAGCGCACGGGACGCGGGCATCAACCTCGACAACCAGACCGTGCTCGACCTATGGGACGAGGCCGGCTGGGACTACGAGAAGTTCCGCGAGGAGACCAAGGACGAAGTCGAGCAGTGGCACGCAGGGTGCGACTGTCTCGCGTTCCCGGTCTTCAACAGGGAGAACTGGCCTGGGCTGACCGCTCAGAAGGAAGCACTGAAGCTCTGGATCGACGCTGGCAAGGAAGCCAGCAAACTGATCGATTCAGGTGAGGCCCGCTCCGACAACATGAACCGAGAGACGATCAACGCTCTCAGACGACGCCTCGACAGAGGCGAGATCACCATCCCATCTTACGCCCTGGCGGCGTAGAACCCAATAGCCCAGGAGGCGAAAACACATGTCCGACACCACCACTGAGACCCCCGCCGTCACCGAGACCCCCGGAGCCCCGGAGACTCCAGCCTCGGAGCAGACGCCGAAGGTCTTCGATGAGGCGTACGTCAAGTCGCTCCGCGACGAGGCCGCTGCGGCTCGCGTGGCAAAGAAGGACGCGGTTGACGCCGCTGTCCGGGAGCTGAACGTGAAGCATCAGGCCGAACTCGCAGCTCGCGACACCGCGTACACCGAACTCCAGAACGACCTGGGCAAAGCCTGGATCGAGCTGGAGAAGCTCCAGACCTCTCTCGCACTCAAGGTGCCGAGCGAGCGCGTTCAGGCGTTCGCGTCGTTCCTGCAGGGCGAAGACAAGGAGTCCATCGAGGCATCCGCCAAGGCTGCCTACGACCTGGCTGGTGGGTTCAAGCAGAACTCCCCCGCCTTCTTCGACCCCACTCAGGGTCGTGGTGGCGGCAAGGATCCGCTGCCTCTCAACGGCGACAAGCTCATGGGCGCTCTCGTCGCCGCCGTCACCAAGGGCGCTGGCTCCCGCTAGTCCCGGCTTCACCCTCCTAGTTTCACCACACAGAAAGGCCAATCATGGCTGCAGGAACCGCTTTCGAGGTCGACCACGCGCAGATCGCGCAGACCGGCGACACGATGTTCAAGGGCTACCTCGATCCCGAAGAGGCCCAGGACTACTTCGCAGAGGCCGAGAAGACCTCGATCGTGCAGCAGTTCGCCCGCAAGGTGCCGATGGGTACCACGGGTCAGAAGATCCCCCACTGGATCGGTGACGTGAGCGCGTCGTGGATCGGTGAAGGCGACATGAAGCCCATCACCAAGGGCAACATGACTTCGCAGACGATCGCCCCCCACAAGATCGCGACGATCTTCGTGGCGTCGGCGGAAACCGTCCGTGCGAACCCCGCCAACTACCTGGGCACCATGCGGACCAAGGTCGCGACCGCGTTCGCGATGAAGTTCGACGGCGCGGCCCTGGACGGCGTTGGCTCGCCGTTCCCGACCACGCTGGCCCACGCGACCAAGAAGATCTCCCTGGTCGATCCGGGCGGCGCTGGCAGCTCGGGCGACCTCACCGTGTACGACGCGGTGGCGGTCAACGGCCTGTCGCTGCTCGTCAACGACGACAAGAAGTGGACCCACACCCTTCTTGACGACAAGGTCGAGCCGATCCTCAACGGCGCGAAGGACCAGAACGGCCGTCCGCTGTTCATCGAGTCCACCTACGGCGAGGCCGCGAGCCCGTTCCGTAGCGGCCGGATCGTCGCACGTCCGACCATCCTGTCGGACCACGTCGCCGATGGCACCACGCTCGGCTACATGGGCGACTTCTCCCAGATCATCTGGGGCCAGGTCGGCGGGCTGAGCTTCGACGTTACCGATCAGGCGACCCTGAACCTCGGCACGCCTCAGGCTCCCGAGTTCGTGTCCCTGTGGCAGCACAACCTCGTCGCAGTCCGTGTCGAGGCCGAGTACGCCCTGCACATCAACGATGAGCAGGCGTTCGTCAAGCTGACCAACGTCGTCACGCCATAGCTCGAACTTGACACCCACTCAGGAGCGGGGCACCTTCGGGTGCCCCCTCCGGGTGTCTCACCCAAGAGAGGACCAGATGCAGATCCGTTCCACCATCAACGGTGGCGTGGCTGAGGTCGATGACGACTACGCCGAGCGGCTGATCGAAGCCGGCGGCTGGGAAGTTGCCGAGGCGCTCACCCACACCAAGCCCAAGCGCATCAGGCGCACCCAGGCCCAGATCGCGGCCGACAAGGCCGCTGAGGCTGCCAAGAACCAGGAGTAGCCAATGGCATTCGCGAAGGCCAGTGACGTAGTCGTGCTCTGGGCCAAGGAGCCCGAGCCCGAAGTGATGGCGCTGATCGAGCGTCGGCTCGCACAGGTCGAGCGGATGATCCGGCGTCGGATCCCGGACCTGGACGTGAAGGTCGCGGCCAACCCGACGTTCAAGGCTGACCTGATCGACATCGAGGCAGATGTCGTTCTGCGCCTTGTGCGTAACCCCGAGGGCTACATGTCCGAGACCGATGGCTCGTACACCTACCAGATCCAAGCGGACCTGACCACGGGCAAGCTCAGCGTCAACGACGAAGAGTGGCAGATCCTTGGAGTGAACCGGCTCTCCCGGATGTCGGTCATCTCCCCGACGATCGTGCTCCCGCAGTGATCGTCGCAGGCGATGCTCATCGCGCCCCCATCATCTATCCGCCTGGCACGCAGGCGGTTACGCCAGACGAGGTCGACAACTCGCTGTGCGACCACGAAGCCGTACCTCCGGTGTGCTTCTGCGTCCACGACTGGCGGATCGTCTGGGGCAACGTCTCTCGGGCTCCCAAGCCCAAGGCCACCTACGTCACGGACAGCCCATGAGTCTCCTCGACACGGGTGCCCGGTATCAGCCGGTCACCGTCTACCCCGAAGAGATGGTCATCGACAAGGACGGCAACAAGAAGACCCAGCCCTCGAAGGTCGGCATACCAGCCATAGCGCGGCTCCAGGTGGCCAATCAATCGGGCACCTCTGCTCGGCGTGCCGAGCAGGACAACGAGGGCTTCGAGTCCGAGAAGGTCTACCGGATGCGCTTCCCGCGCTCGTTCACCAGGGATCACGGCATCCTCGGAGCGCAGTCCCAGATCGAGTGGCGCGGCAATCGGTGGGCGCTGTTCGGTGACGCCACGGTCTACGAGTCGTCCCCTGCGCTGTCTCGGGTCGACTACACCATCAAGAGGTACTGATGGCGAGGGTCTACGCCAACGCGAACCGCGTTGCAGCCCATCACGTCGATACCCGCAAGGCCATCCGCGACGAGGCCAAGGAGGGTGGCCGGCGTTCTGACGCTCGTCTGTCTGCCGCCAGGCAGTCCAGCGAGCACACGAAGATCTCCGGGCCAGAGCACGTCACCCGCGTGACGGTCACCCACGGTGTCCTCGACTCGTTCATCAACCTCGAAGGCACCGACCCGATGGCAATCGAGTTCGGCCACTTCCCTTCCGGTTACTTCGCTCCCGAGCGGTACGGCCGGATCACCAAGGCCCCAACTGGCCTGTACATCATCACCCTCGGCTCTGGAGCCGGTGGGTCTATGGCCGTCTCCAGCGGCCGGAAGCGAGGTAAGCGATGAGCCTGCCCCGCGTACAGCAGATCGTGGCCCCGCTCCTCCGGGACGGGCTCCCCGGCGTGACGATCACGACCTGGGTGCCTGACATCGACTGGCGAGAGTTCCCGATGGTCAACATCAGGCGGATCGGCGGGATCAGGAATCCCGACGCCCCGACGCTTCACACGCTGCCGGTGATCGAGATGTCTGCCTACTCCGACGAGGGTCTCATCGAGTGCGAGGAGCTGTACGAACAGGCACTCGACGTTCTGTACGAGGCAGTACGGACCCAGAAGTCAACTCCCGCAGGGAGATTGCAGTCCATGTACGAAACGATGGGAGCTACCCAGTTTAGCTCCCTCTACCAGGACTCCTGGCGCATCCAGGGTCTGATACGGCTCGGCGTCCGTTCTCCGAGATCCACCTAACCGAAAGGTACCCCAATGGCAGAAAACGACGATGCAGTTTTGACCGCTGCGGTCGGCTACGTCTACACCGCCCCTCCGGGCACGAAGGCTCCGACCCCCGCACAGCTCAAGACGATCAAGCTCAGCGACCCCTCGACGTGGGGCACGACCCTCACCGTCTGGGACAGCGTCGGCCACACCAGCCGAGGCACTCTCCCCGAGTTCGGCTTCGAGGGCGGCGACTCCGAGGTCAAGGGCTCTTGGCAGAAGAAGAAGCTCCGCGAGATCACCTCCGAGGATCCGGTCGACTACCTGACGATCGTCCTGCACCAGTTCGATGAGGAAGCCCTCTCGCTGTACTACGGCGAGAACGCCTCCGAAGAGGCCGGCGTCTTCGGCTACAGCGGCAAGAACCCGACCAACGAGAAGGCCGTCCTGGTCATCATCGAGGACGGCGACCTGCGTCTGGGCCATCACGCCAGCAAGTCGAGCGTCAAGCGCGACGACAGCATCGAGCTGCCGATCGATGACCTCGCTGCGCTCCCGGTGCGCTTCACCTACCTCGACTTCGAGGATGAGCTGCTGTTCACCTGGATCAACGAAGACCTGTTCAACGTGGACGAGGTCTAGCACGAACTTGACACCCACCTAGGGTGTCATCCCCGGAGGGGGAGGTTTCCTTGGCGGGCCTTGCCTCCCCCTCCTCCCGCCAAATCGTAAGCCCGCCAACACACTTGAAAGGTTCGCCACATGGGAAACGTATTCACTCTTGATTCTGTCCGCGAAGAGGTCGAGCGCGAGTTCGCGCCGGTCACCGTCGACATGGCCGAAGGTTCGGTCGTGCTCCGCAACGTGCTGCGGGTGCCGAAGCTGCGCCGCGACAAGGTGTTCAGCCTGATCGACTCGCTGGACGCCGCGACGAAGGACGAAGACGGCAAGCAGATCCCCGAGGAAGAGCTGGGTCTGGCTCACATGGAGAAGACCGCCGGCATCGCCGTCGAGCTGATCCGCCTGGTCGCAGACAGCGACCGTCTCGGAGAGATCCTCTGCGACATCCTCGCTGACGACGTGGCCCTCACCCTGGCCGTGTTTGGCAAGTGGATGGAGACCACGCAGCCGGGGGAAGCCGAACGCTCGCAGAGCTAGTTGACGACTACGGCGATCTGATCTTCGCAGACCTGTACGACGAGTACGGCGTGGATCTCGGGGACATCTTCGTTCCCGAGTCCCGCCTCACTCCGAAGAAGGCTCTGGTGCTGATCAAGGAGCTGCCGTACTCCTCGCGCTTCTACGCCGAGAAGCAGGGTGGCCCTCAGTTCCGAGGCTGGGACGAGTCGCGATACGCGATGGTCGCCATCGTCAACGCTGTGCGAGCCCTGCAGTTCTCCTACGTCGCAGCTCACTCGAAGACTCGGCCGAAGCCGCCGACACCCTTCCCCATCCCCAAGAAGAAGAAGACCTCCCTGCAAGAGCAGGTCAACAAGCCAGGCACGTTCGCACACATGGTCGCGACCCAGATGCGTGCTGCCAGAAAGAGAAGGGCCGAACGCGATGGCAGGAGCAGGCGGGACTGAGGTAGGCCGGATCTCGATCCGGGTCTCCCCCGATACAGACAAGTTCCGCAGGGAGCTGAAGGAACAGCTCGAAGCGATCGAGAAGGGCGAAGAGGGCAACGTCCCGGTCAACGTCGAAGTCGACACGGCCAAGGCTCTCACCGACTTCCGCGCCATGCTCGCGACGATGCGAGCCGAGGGACGCCAGGGCGTCACCGTAGAGGTGAACCAGAACCGGGGCTCAGCGGGCGCAGGACGCCCGAACGGCGGCTCCGCGACCAATGACACCACCGACATCGATCGGGCCGTCAGGGACAGCACAGCGAGCATCGGCCGCTGGGCCGCTGCGTGGCGTGAAGCTCGCGGCGGTATCGCTGACACCGGGCGTGCCATCCGGCTCGCCGCACAGGGCACCCGCGAGTACAACGCGGGCATCCGCGAGTCGGTCTACCAGATGCAGCAGCAGCGTCCGCTGCTGAACCACACCTACGCCGACATCAAGGCCCGCATCGCGAAGATGCGGGAGTTCACCGACGCTCTCAAGCAGCAGCAGCAGTGGATGCGTCAGGACGACCGGACGCTCAGCGCCAACGCTGCGCGGTGGAAGAGCTGGATGATGGCTGTCCGCGACTCCAACGAGCACGCGACCAGCGCGGTCAAGCGGTTCGGTGCGTCGTTCAAGGCGCTCCGTGGTGGCGGTGGTGACGGTGAGGGATCAGGAATCCTCTCCAGCCTGACCCGGATGTTCCGGGGCTCGGGTGACGAGGCCGAGAACGCCGGCCAGAAGTTCGCACAGTCGGGCCAGAAGATCCTGGGCATGTCCCGGATGATGGCCATCACGGTGGGCGTCTTCGCCCTCGCGGCACCGGCCATCGGCCTGGTGGCCACGGCCCTGGCCGCGCTCCCCTCGCTGGTCTCCGCGTTCGCCGCAGGCGGCGGTGCCATCGCTCTGGGCCTCGACGGCATCAAGAAGGCGATCGAACCGCTCAACCCACTGCTCGACGCGATGAAGGCCAAGGTCTCCGCAGTCTTCGAGGAGCGCCTCGCTCCGATGGTGGCTCAGGTCTCGAAGATGATGGGGCCGCTCGGAGACGGCATGGCGACGGTGGCCAACGGCCTGTCGAACATGTTCCAGGGCGTGGTCGACGCGTTCTCGTCTGACCAGGGCATCGCTCAGCTCAACACCATGCTGGCCAACTCGGCCGGGTTGTTCTCGATGCTGCAGGGTCCGATGAACACGCTCTCGACGGCGTGGATCAACCTGTCCACGGCGGGATCTCAGTCCTTCGGCAACCTGTCCGGGACGATCGAGAACTTCGCCAACGGCTTCAACGAGGCGGTCAACAGCATCACCTCCAGCGGGGCTCTCGGCTCCGCGCTGGACAGCCTCAAGATGGTCACCGACTCCGCAGGGAACCTGTTCAACAAGCTCCTGGTGTCCGGTGTCGAGGCAATGGGCAAGATGGGTCCGTCGATGTCGACGTTCATCGACGGGTTCGGCAACCTCCTGATCTCGCTGATGCCGGCGCTGACCTCGTTCTCCTCGCTCATCATGAACGTGCTCGGCACGCTGGGAACCGCTCTGGCTCCGGTCATTACGGCTCTCACGCCCGCGTTCACGATGCTCGCGGACACGCTGGGCACTCTGCTGACCAGCTCGCTGACGACGCTGAGTCCCGTCCTCACGCAGGTCGCTCAGCTCCTCGGTGGTGCGATCACCACGGCGCTGCAGGCGCTCGCGCCGATGCTGCCTGGTCTGATCCAGTCGTTCGCTCAGCTCGCGACGACCATCGTCTCTCAGCTCGCTCCGTACATCCCGCAGCTCGCTACGGCGTTCGGCCAGATCGTCGGTGCGGTGCTGCAGTTGGTGCCGGTCATCGTCGGTTCGCTGGTCCCTGCGTTCATCCAGTTGGTCCCTGCGATCGTGCAGCTCGTTCCGCCGATCGTCTCGCTGGTGCAGTCGTTCGTTCAGATGCTCCCGGTGATCATGCCGGTCATCCAGATCATCATCCAGCTCGCGGCAGCGTTCATCCAGGTGGGCGTGTCCGTTGGTGGTGCTCTGCTCGGCGCTCTGTCGAGCCTGCTCGGCATCCTCGCTGAGGTCTCGGCCAAGGTGGCCGAGTGGGTCTCTGGGTTCGCTCAGGGCGCGTCGGACATCGCCGCGAAGGCTGCGGAGCTTCCGGGCATGGTGAAGTCCGCTCTGGGTGACCTGGGCAGCTTCCTCGTCAGCTCGGGCAAGGCTCTGGTGTCTGGCTTCATCGACGGCATCAAGTCGATGTTCGGTGCGGTGAAGGACGCCGCGAGCGGCCTGATGAACGCGGTGAAGAGCTTCTTCCCGCACTCCCCGGCCCCCGAGGGTCCGTTCTCCGGTTCCGGCTGGACGGCTGTCGGCAAGTCCGGTGAGGCCATCGGTGGTGCGTTCGCAGACGGCATCGGCAACAGCCAGGCCGGCGTGCTCGATCAGGTCAGGCAACTGATGCAGGTCGCGAAGAGCGTCTTCGGTGATGGTCCCATGCCGCAGTTGAACTTCAACTTCGGTCAGGCCCAGCAGCAGGTCGCAGGGTTGTCCTCCGGGATCACCGACCTCAAGACCGACATGTCCAGTCTCGCTTCGGATACCGCATCGAACCCCGCTCTCGGAGCGCCCGCCACGGGCGATCTCAAGAAGCAGGCCGACATGCTGGAGATGAAGAAGAAGGAGCTGGAGATCGAGGCCAAGAAGGCCGACATCGAGGCGAAGCAGGCTACCGACGACGCCGCCAAGAAGGCGGCTCAGGCGCGAGCCAAGGATCTGCGACTGCAGAAGGATCAGCTCGGTCTGCAGCTAGACCAGTTGAAGTACCAGAAGCAGTACGGCGATCAGGCCGACGACATCAACACGGTGATGGGCGAGGCGCTCGGCAAGACGATGGGTGTCCCCGTCGACTTCGCCAAGGCCACGTCTTCCCAGTTCCTTTCGGACATCGGCATTTCCGGCAACGGACTCGTCAGCAAGGCTCTCACCGAAGGCATCAAGTATGTCTTCAACATCGGGTCTGTGGACGAGGCGATGGACATCAAGGATCGCCAGGAGAAGACGCAGTCGCTCACCGTTACCGGCCGCCAGTAGGCGTCCAACTTGACACCCACTAGGAGGTAGGCATTGATCACCGACACCATCGTTGAACTCGAAGGTGTCAATGGTGAGCGTTTCAATCTGACGACCGGTGACCAGGGCGTGTTCCTGGCCACAGACGTGGAGGGTTGCTTCTACGACCCTCCCGTCAAGGTCGTGATTGAGGAGCCGGGGAACTACCCCGGCGCTCGCTACTTGAACCATCGAATCCTGAAGCGCGACATCGTCTTCGGGGTTCAGATCCTCAACGACTCGAAGATCGGACCCAAGTCGTGGCTGTCTCGCGACAGCGAGTGGCGGAAGGCGTGGGCGTTCAACCGCGTCTGCAAGCTCTACGTCACCACCCCGGACTCGGGCACCCGGTATCTGCACCTGGCGCTGTTCGAGTCCCCCTCGGTCCAGATGAAGACCGACCCGCGTGGCAACAGCATCAACCTCACGGTGATGAACTGCATTGCCTACGACCCGTTCTGGTACGAGGACGACAGGGTCATCCCTGTCAAGACCAAGACCGACACGCGGTTCACCCCGCAACTGATCGACCTCCCCGGCGAGTGGCCGTGGGAGAAGCTCCCCCAGGAGACGCTGCGGATCAAGGTCGACCGCTCGATGGGCGGTCTGAACCCCACCGACCAGTACATCTTCCCGAAGTGGGCCGTGCCCGGTTCCACCGAGCAGATCCCCGAGTTCCCGTGGCCGTGGCCGAAGGGTATCGACATCCCTTGGGAGCGTGCTCCGTTCACGCAGTTCATCATCCCGGACTACTCGTTCGAGGATCCCGAGTTCGAGAACCGTCGTCTCAAGACGCCGGGGCTCATCTACGGCGAGAACTGCATCATCGACACCGACCGCCGCGAGGAGCAGATCTCTTCCGAGTCTGGCTCCGAGGTCTGGGCTCGCATGAACGGTGTCCGGTTCCGCAACGGCATCCCGCCCTACACCGAAGAGCGTGAGTTCGTCATCGAGGCGAGCGGGTGCGCTCCGGGCCAGGTCATCTCGCTGCGGCTCCCGAGGCCGTGGACGCGGTGCTGGGGGCTCGAATGAGCGGCCTCAGCTCCGTTCAGGAGTCCGAGGATCTGTGGAAGAAGATCCAGCTTCGACGCTGCAAGCGCCAGCAGGAGCGACTCAAGGCTCCGCTGGTCGAGCTGCGCGACGGCGACTTCCGCCTGAGGGGCGAGGTCGCTGGGGAGCGGATGCTGGAGTGGGAGTTCGCAGAGAACGAGACCACGCCGGCCACGCTGCACCTTCCTCTGGCTCACTACCTCGCCAAGTGGGTGATGAACCACCGGGGTCGAGCAAAGCGAAACGTCATCCTCAACATCGAGAAGCAAGGCGCTCGATGGACCGGGATGATGGATCACTACCGGGTCATCAAGACCGATTCTGGTGACGCCTACCTCGAGATCGTGTTTTTGCACGACTTCGAGCAGACGAAGCACATCAGGGTCTGGTGCAACCCGTTTCTACGCCCTGAGCTGCAGTTTCCCAAAATCTGGATCATCTTCGGCCCTGCCAAGTGGTGTTTGCTGGTTACGCTGTTCGTCAACCTCCTCCGACTCGAAACGAGTCTGTGGACGCTGCCTGATGACCCCACGGACATCAACGAGTGGATGGGTCCGTCGTTCAACCCAGCAAACTGGCGGAACATCGTCAAGCCGTTCCCGTTCCTCGCGGACAACAGCCCGGTCTCGATGGTGTTCTCTCGGTTCGGCACGTTCTACGAGACGGCGAAGCAGCTCCTCGAAGACCACCAGCTCACGCTGACGTGTCGCCGGTACATCCACGGCCGAGACGAGCATCCGTTCAACGATCTCAAGGGCATCTGGGGCATCGATCCGATCGAGGATCTGCTGCAGTCCATCCCCCTGAGGGATGGCTGCGTCGTCTGGGACATCGAGGACAACTCTGGCTGGGGCACCCAGACCGCCTTCGGCGGTTCGTGGCTCACCGGGTTCGTCAGGGCCATCGTCAGTCTCACCGGCAACGGTGAGGTCGAGGGTGTCGACGTGTTCACCGGGGACTACACGTTCCCCGGCGAGTACTACCGGCCCGAGTTCCTGGGCACCAGCCCGCGTGCTCCGCACGTCGTGTTCGAGGAAGGGATGCTCACCGGCATCAAGTCCAGTGAGTTCTCGTACTACGAGGCGACTGACACGTCCTTCCTGGCCGGTGGGGCCAGTGCTCCGGGCATCAACGAGGGGATCAGCAGCCTGATCAACATAGGCGGCGACCTCCTCACGTCGTTCATCAACCAGTCGCTGGGCGGTCTACTCGACCTTCCGGGCCTGGGCGGCACGATCGACGCGGTGCTCGCTCCGCTGTACACCGACGTGTTCGGGGCGTTCATGGAGGTGCCCACGCTCCGTGCGATGGGTGTGTCTCTGCCGATCGCTGGGCTCGAAGACGTTGTCACCGGTCTCGGTGACTTCCACTACTTCGAGAACATGGCCGACTCGTCCATGAAGGCGTTCACCCTGTCGGCGTTCGCCGCCGTGGCTGCCGAGATCCATCGGACTCGCGCCAGGACGGCACACACGCTCAAGGTGTCAGACGCATCACCGTACATCTTCGCACCAAAGCCCTTCGGGCACTGCTGGATTGGTGATCGCGTCGGCACGTCGGTCCTCGGTTACCCGATCGAGGATCAGCTCTTCGTTGAGCGGATCAAGCGGATCAAGTTCCGCATCGACAAGGACGGCCCACAGCCGCCCGAGATCGAGATCGGCTACCGCGAAGCACGCAGCCCTGCTCTCCACATCCTCGAAGAACTCAAGCGTTTCAACGGCGCTATGGGCCAGGCGGGGATTCTCTAACCGAAAGGACCGCCGAATGATTCCCACGCAAGAGTCACACGACCCGAGAGACCCCAAGCAGCACGTTGCCTGGGCTCTCCGCAACCTGCCGATGGCAGGGGGCGTCGGTGCGATCACGCACCCCGGCTACCTCGCCGGATGGTCAGAGCACTTGTGGAGGTGCGGATTTCGGCACGTTGACTCCCTGAGGGCGCTTGCTGATGAGAACGGAAACATCCACGTCAGCAAGCTCCCCCAGCAGGAGATCAAGTTCCAGCCGGCCTTCCGGGGCCAGCGACACGACATGAACCACGCCGCTCGATGGGCAGAGATGGACGCACCGGACCCAGAGCCCGTGCGTATCCCCGACATCCGGCAACTGACTCAGCAGGAGAACCAGGCCATGATCCAGCAGTACCGAGCTGCCGGGATGATCCCCGACAACCGCCCCGGACCCGCGAAGGCGGGTGAGGTCGAATGACCTACCGGTACGCCCCGCAGTACGGGGTAAAGATCCTCCAGCTCGTCGTGCTGGTAGAAGCACTCATCCGTGGCCTCGCCTACGTGCTGACCCCACAGGTCAGCCTCCTGGTGGCCACCGACATCACCGAGAGCGCCCCCGTCTACACCTGGGGCGCGGCGTTCCTCTTCTTCTCGGTCCTCGGGCTGTTCGGAGAGGCTCTGATGTCTGGGGCGAACGTGGCCCCAGGCGGAACGCCAAGGGCTTGGCCGAGCTTCATCGCCCACGCGGGCCTGATGATCCTCTACGCCACGCTGACGTTGGCCTACGCCAACGCCGTGTTCAACGGACAGGACAACCTCGCATCGGCCCCGGCCGCTGTAGCGGCGTTCGCATACGTCCACTGGATGTTCGCGAGGAAGCGTTCGGGCCATGTCTCCTGACGTGATCGTGGAGTACCTGCCCGAGAACTGGGTGGGTCTGTTCGCCGTCGTGATGTTCATCCTCTACGTCGGCTCCCAGGTCATCGAGAAGTTCGAGGGGCTGGCCAAGATCCTGCCCGGTGGGCAGTGGTGGCACGAACGACAGAAGGCCAAGCGCGGCCGGCGCGTCGACATGGTGGCTGACGACAACGAGATCATCCGGGCTCTGCAGGAGCAGGTCACGTCCATCGTGACCGAGCTGGCTCAGGTCCGCGAGACTCTGCGGACGTTCACGGCGTGGTCGGTGTACGACGCACGCTGGCACCACCAGGCGCTGGTCGAGGTAGCCCGAGACGGCGTTCTCCTGCCTGACCACCTGGACTACTTCGCCTTCGAGACCCTCTGGAAGGTCAACCCGATCGAGGCAGCGCGGCTGCCCGCAATGAGTGGAAGGAGCCCCGAGTGAGCACTCCGATTCACCCCGAGACGTACCCGACTGACCCCACCGGGGCCATCGGGGCCGGTGGCGCTTTCGTCATCGGCGGGGGGAACTTCAAGTTCGGCCAGGACTACAACGAAGCCATCATCAACAACATGTTCTCGGTGCCGTTGCCGAACCCTGGCAACGCCGTAGCCATTCTGCAGCAACAGCTTTCGCGCCTGCCACTAGACTCGCTGCAGTACTTCAAGAACCTGATCCCCGGTACGATCGATGACGACTTCATCGACATCGCGACCGCCGTCGCGACGATCATCGGCAACCTCGCCAACCTGCCTCGGGCACTCCTGACCGGAGACTTCGAGCACTGGATCTCGACCACGTTCAACTCGGTGTCGAGAGAGTTCACGCAGATCATGGAGATCCTCGGCGGCATCGTGGTCACCCCGATCAACAACGCCGTGCAGCAGGTCAAGGACTGGTGGAACGGGATCGGTTCGGCCGTCAGTCAGGGCGTCAAGAACTTCGAGCAGATGCTGTCCCAGCTCTGGTCTGGCCTGACCGGCAAGCCGGCCACGGGCGTGAAGTCCCCCGCTGACGTGGCCAACGCCGCGTCCGGGACGGCGCAGCAGGCCGACACGGGCGTGCAGATCGGTGAGTGGAACAACGCGGTCCTCGGCATCCGCAACAACAAGGCGTTCGACTCCGGGATGGACCCGACAGGCGTCTCGATGTTCGCCATCCCCGCCTCGTCTACGCCAGGCGGTGAGCCTCCGTTCGTGACGGCGACGGCAGCCGCCGTGCCGATCATGTTCTGGATCGCACCAGACGACGCGAAGCGTGGCTCGGTGATGTGGTTCGGCAAGGGCAACGCCAACATCACGGCGTTCTACGTCGATGTCTACCGGATGAACAAGTCCACCAACACGATGGAGCTGCTGCACAGCAGCCAAGATCTCTACCCGATGCTGTCGCCGAACTGGAAGGCCATCCGCTACAACATGCAGGCGGTCAACCGGGTGACGGTGGCGCACGGTGACGTGCTGGCCATCGCGTTCCGGGTCGCAGGCACTGGCTCCCACCAGATCGTCGGCCGATACTCTGGCTGGCTTCCCGCTGACCCCACGCAGGTTCCTCAGCGGCCCTCGGCCGTCCGCACGGGCGTGGGCAACCTCGCGTTCAGCTCGATCAACTACTCGGGTGACATCCCGGTGGCCGCGCTGGGCATCGTTGAGGGTGACGTACCTCCCCCGTTCTTCTCCCCTCGCAAGACCGAGGTCTCCACGCTGGGCTGGTACGACTACGACATCCCGACGTGGGCCAACAAGGTCGAAGGCGTCTACATCGGTGGCGCTGGAGCTGGCCACGGCGGCGACGGCGGTGTGACTCTTGCAGGCAAGGGTGGCGGTGCTGGCCAGTGGGTCACCGAGACCCTGGTCCGTGGTGTCGACTTCCCGATGGATGCGACCAAGCTGCGTGTCTACGTCGGCAAGGGCGGTGCTACCGCTGGTGTCAAGGAGGCAACCGGTCAGAACGGCGAAGCGACCTATCGCGAAGCCATCTCTGGCGGCAAGGGACAGACCCTCGCGGCGGCGGGCCTCGCCGCTACGGGCTACGTCGGATCCGACAACAACTCGGCCGGCGAGTCCCCCGGTGACATCGCCTACGGTGAGCAGACCTACATCGGTGGCCAAGGCGGCGCAGGCGGTCGTGGCGGCGCGAACGGCGGCAGCCCTGGCGCTGGCGGCGGCGGTGGCTTCGGCGGCATCTACGGCATCGCGTTCCCCGGTGGCTCGGGCGGCGACGGCCGAGCGTGGTTCACCGCGAAGCAGAGCTAGGCAAGATTCCCCCTCTTCGGAGGGGGTTTTTTGCGTTACGGCGGCGTTAAACTTCGGGGCCATGAACAAGATCAACTCCCTGTCTCCCAGAGAGAGGCAGGAGATCCTGCAGAACCTCGAACTCGAACACCGCGTGGCCGTGGTCGAAGCGGCCAAGCTCAAGCGGGAGATGCGGCGCATCGTCGCCGCGCTGGAGGTCAAGGAGCGGAGAATCCGTGAGATCGAGGACGGGATCTCGATTCTCAGAGGGTGATCACGGCGTGTCGGCTTGACATCTCTCGGTGGAAAGCTGGTGGTGAGGCGAGCAGGGCTACCCCGCTACCGCATTGGTCAGTGTCCCCCAGTTGCACTGGGAGATCGGGGTTTGTGCCTCTCGTATGGAGCCAGCCGTATGGAGCCGGGTCGCAGAGGCCACAGCGTCGGGGATTACTCGACGCCACAGGCCGGGATGTTCACGGTCACCGCTACGCTGCCACGCGTCCTGGGGTCGGGCTGTCCTTCTATTGATCCCCGGTGGATGGTCCGTGATCGACACGCCCTTGCATTAGGGCATGAGTGCGACTGCCCATCTGACGGGCGACGACTGCGTTGGCAAGACGCATCACCCGAAAACCTCGGGCGCAGGGCACCATTTGTCAGGTGCCCCTGCTAGAATCAGCACAGCACCTAACGATCCGCCCCCCTACGGCCTGCCAGCCTGGGGGGCTTCGTTATTTCTACCCTGGCCCTCGCCACATCACCAGTAACAGCCGCATCACGGCGTGTCGCTGGCCTGGCCTTAACGTCAAAACGTCAAGACTCCACAACGTCACAACGTCGTGTCGCTACAGCGTTTTAGCGTCTTGGAGTTGTAGCGTCCTCTCCATGACAACCATCTCGATCGTTCACACGAAGGGAGGCGTGGGTAAGACCACGTCCTCGATGTACTTGGCATTCGCGGCATCTCGGCTGGGAATGGACGTTGCGGTGTTCGATGCTGACCCGCAGAAGAGCGCCACGGAGTGGGTCATGGACACCAAGGGGGGAGTGCCGTTCCCTGTGATCGAGGCGAGGCGCGGGAGGTTCGACCTGCCGCCGAACGATCTGGTGTTCGTTGACACGCCACCCGGCACGTCAGGGATCATCGACGCAGCCGTGGCGGCTGCTGATCTGGTCATCATCCCGTGCGGCCCCAGTCCTCTCGACATCCGCCGCGTCTGGCCGACGCTGGAGATCACCGCCCACAAGCCCACACGGGTGCTCCTGACGGCTGTGGACCTCCGAGCGAAGCTCGGGGCAGAGGTGAGGGCAGCCCTGGAGGCTCAGGGCGTCAGCGTCTTCACGAACGCCATCGGCCGGCGCGAGAGTATGCGCCGGGAGTACGGGACGGTGCCGACGCACCTGAACGGGTACGACGACGTGCTCGCAGAGATGGTGGTGGTCTGATGGCCGAGCTGCGGCCGGAAGTGCTGGGACCGCGTGCGGCCCAGCCGACGAAGAAGGCAGCGGACATCCTCAAGCAGGGTTCCAGCCTCAAGCGCGTGACGGTCTACCTGCCAGACGAGTCCCTCCGGTGGCTCAAGCTGCAGGCCGTCGAGCAGGGCACGAATGTGAGCGCACTGATCACTGGGATGGTCAACGCGAGGATGACGTTAGAACGTCAAGGTGACTAGACGTTTCGACGCTACAACGTCATGACGTTATGACTCCGACACCTGACCAGGAAACATAGCTTTCCTATGCTTTCAGAAGGCACAAAAAAACGCCCCGGAAGAGCCAGGCCGAAGCCCAGCCCCTCCGGGGCGCTTGTGTCACAGTGACGAAACTCAGGAGACCAGAGTGATGTGCCCGTCTCGATGCGGGAACGTGTCGGGCGTCCAGATCTGCGAGATGGACTCTGTGGAGTCTCCGTAGTCCCGGTCGGGGACGTAGAGCTTCACCTCCAGATCGCCGTGCTCAGCCCGGAGGCTGATGCACTGGCAGATCAGGTCTGTGAGGGTCACTCGCCCAACGCCTTCTCCAGATCGAGGATCCGATCCTTGAGGCCGTTGTTCTCCAGCAGCACCTCCGCGAGCTGACCCTGAGCGATGTCGTTGGCCGTGTCCTTCCGGTCGGCCAGGTCTAGCGCCTCATGGAGGCGTCGGATCAGATCGGGGATCGCACCGTGCAGGCCGCAGATGAAGTCGGCGTCTTCACTCGACAGGAATGCAGCCAGAGGCTTACGTGCGTCGTCGGTCTGATGGACCGCGACGATCGAGTAGCAGCCGGGGAACGACTTGTCCTCCTCGGGCATCCAGTAGGCGTTCTCTGCCCAGGTGGTCTTCGACCACTGCTGGTAGAGGATGTCGAAGAAGTCGTGCTCCTGAACCTGCGGGTCCGGGGTGTCGTCACTCAACGGCGCTGGCCTCCTCCAGCTCGTCAGCCGCCTTGACGGCGTCCTTCGACAGCACCTCGAACTCGCTGGCGAGGATGCGGAGACCCTCGATGAGCTTGGTGAAGTCGGGCTTGACCTCGACGGTGATTCCGCCTATGGCTTCTGGCATCAGTTGTCCTTCGGGTTGATGTACGGCATGAGGTCTGCGACGAATCGCAGGAACACGGCGTCCTTCGGAGCGCCGGCTGGGTTCATCTCCTTGGGGAGCATGAACACCTCGATCGGAGCCTCACCGCTCAGCGGGTTGGGCATGATCGTCCCGAGCTTGCTCAGCTCGTAGGTGGCCTTGCCGACGAGGTCGTCGGTCAGAACCCCCGTGGGGGCGTGTAGCGATACTGCAGCCTTCATCTCTCTCCTCTGTGTGTCACGCAGCGACCAGCAGATGCGGGTCGGTGATGTTCGGGCGGTCCTCTTCCTTGACGTACAAGGAGCCCCAGGACCGGCCTCCGACTTCGGGGTCGGTGCCGATGGTGATCGGCCCCATCGTCTCGGCCATCAGGTCAGCGATCCGCTTCGCGCCCCATGCCGCCTTCTCAGCGGGCAGTGAGGCCACGATCTCGTCGTGGATGGGCAACCGGATGTACGGGGTGAATCCGGCTTCGTGGAGCTTGATCAGAGCCCTGCACGTCACGTCGCGAGACGTGCTCTGCACCATGTAGTTCAGCGCGGAGTACGAGCGCGAGCTGTCGACCGGGAGTCGACGGCCCACCGCGTTGATGACGTAGCCGTTCCGCTTCGCCTCGGCGGCGAGCTTCTTGCTGTACCGAGCGACACCGGGGTACGTCCGAGCGAACGCGTCCAGAACTCGCTTGGCCGTGACGATGTCGATGCCAGCCTGCTCTGCGAGCGTCTTCGCACCACCGCCGTAGACGGTGAGGAAGTTGGCCATCTTCCCGATCTTGCGAGGCACCTGAGCCGCGTCGGCGGTCATCTGGTGCAGGTCCGCTCCGGTGCGGAACGCCTCGATCATCGTCTTGTCGCCCGAGAGCGCCGCCAGGACGCGAAGCTCCTGCGTCTGGTAGTCGATCGAGCCCATGATCTGGCCCTCCTCGGCGAGGAAGCACCGACGCACGGTGTAGTCCCCAGCGGGCAGGGTCTGAGCCGGGATACCGGTGATCGACATGCGCGAGGTCCGCGCCTGCAGCGGGTTGACGAACGTGTGGCAGCGATCGTCCACGTCGCGAACGTCGAGGAACTTCTGCACCCAGGTGTTCCGCCACTTGCCGAGCTTCTGGGTCTCTTGGATCATGGCCGCGAGAGCGGCCTGCTCCGGTGTGCCCTTCTTGATCATCTCGTCGTACAGGTCAGCGTTGACCTGGCGCTTGCCACCTTCGGTGCGGCCCTTGATCTTCCAGCCGGCCTCTTCGATCACGTCGGCGCACTGCTCGTTCGAGTTGGGGTTCTCCAGCCCGTACTCGGTGAACAGGATCGACTCCCACACCGACTTCTCGTAGAGCCAGCGATCGGACAGCGCCTGCGAGTACTCCACGTCCAGCAGGAAGCCCTTGCGGTCGACGTAGCTGCAGATCTCCGCGACCTTGTGCTCGTACGGCACCAGCCCACGACTCACGTCGGGCACCAGCTTCGTCAGCTTGCGGCACAGCCGAGCGGTGAAGACCGTGTCCATCCCGGCGTACAGCAGGTACTCCGGGTGGAACAGATCGATCGTCGCCCAGATCTTCGCCTTGGTCGTCTTGTGCTCCTTGGCCAGCTTGGCCATGAGCTTCTTCACGTCCTCTGCCTGCTGCTTTGAGATGAACTCAGCGATGAGTTCCTCGAGGGAGTGACCGAACCCACCGGCCCCGTAGGGCCGGGGGTCGACCAGCTTGGCCAGGATCTGGGTGTCCAGCACCCGTGGCCACAGGGTCTCCATCTTGATGCCGAAGCACTGATCGAGAACCTGCAGATCGTAGGACGCGTTCTGCATCACGATCGTGCCGAGCTGCTCCAGAGCCCACTCGACCTCAGCCTGGAGCTGAGTCTCGCTCTCGTCCACCGGGAGGATGAACGATTCGTGCTCGTTGCCGAACTGCACCAGGCGGCAACGGAAGTCACGACTGTAGATCTCCAGGCCGGTCGTCTCCGTGTCCACTGCCAAGCACCGCTTGTGGGCGGTGATGAAGGCGCGGAAGTGAACCAGATCGTCCGGGTGATCCACCACGTTGATCAGCACTTTCTCACCGTTTACGTCGTGTTCAAGGACGATCATGGTTCTCCTCTCCTAGTAGATGTCGCGGACGAACGACGCCGCTGTGCGTACGCGAGATACGCTGTCTTCGTGGATGATTGGCCCCGTGATCTCCTTCGAGACCTTGAGGTCGGCCTGCCACATCGCGGCCATCGCGTTGTGCTGCCAGAGGCTGACGAAGTTCCCTCCGAGCGAGACCGTGGCCTCCTCGGCCCCGGCCTTGTAGCGGACGCTGTTCTCGTCCACCTCGCCAAGCTCCGACATGCGCTCGATCGCCAGGCGTCGGGTGTTGACGCCCTGCACGTCGATCGGCAGCGCCCCGTCGCGGGGCAGGATCACGACTACCTGTGCGCGGTCGCTCATCAGTGGTAGATCCCTCGCACCGTGCGGCTGATCGTCGCCGGGTTGACCCCGTAGTTGCGGGCCAGATCCCGCTGCTTCATCCCGCCACGGAACGCCTGCCGGATGTCCTTGACCTCCTGGGCGGTCAGCTTCTTGCGGTTCGGCCGGTCGGGGCCGGTCGGACCCCGGTAGCCCTTGGTGAACGCAGAGCCGAAAGCCCTCCTGGCCGTGTCCAACTGCGCCTTCACGTCGTTGTAGGCAGCCCAGGCTCGCTCGATCTCACCGCTCTGAGCGCGGATCATCGAGTCCTTGCTCTCCATCATCTGGTCGATCTCCGCTACCAGCGCGGCTATGGTCTCACTCATCGTCGTCCTCATCTCCCAGAGCCGCCGTCTCCTCGGCGGTCATGTAGTAGAAGTCAAATACCTTGTCCCAGTTGATCATTCGGGACGTGCCGTCCGGGTACTGGATGACCAGGACACCCTCGTCGGTGTCCAACATCGGCTCGCCGTGGAGGACCATGAAGCGGTCCTCCATGTTGACGACGGTCGCTCGTTGACCCATGTCAGACTCCGTAGCTGTAGGGGATGTGGGGGATGTCCTGGTAGACGTTCGGGGCGACCTTGCGTAGCTCCGCGAGGAGGTTCCCTGCCAGTTCTCGGATCTCGGCATCTGCCGCTTCGTGCCACCTGTTCTTGATCACGTACCGCCAGGCGCGGTGGTTGGCCGTCACGACCATCGGTGAGCTGGTCATGTTCGGCAGCACCGCTCGGGCTGCCTCACGCGCCTTCTTCCGGGGCTTGCCAGCCTCGGTGAAGAGGTCGACCAGTTCCTCGTACGCCTCGGCACACCGGCCCTGGATGTCGAGCAGGATCTCCTTCGCCTCGTCGGCGTCGGAGCCAGCCAGCTCCGTGAACGCAGGCGGGATCTCGAATCCCAGCTTGGTGGCGTCGACATACCGTTGGGACACAACGGAGAACGACAGGTGACGGTGACGCTCAAGCTCCGTGAGAACGGAGCGTGACGCTTCGATGTAGAACGTCGCACTGGAGTGCTCCAGCACCGACTCATGCCCCACGTCGAGGATGTGTTCGAGGTAGGTGTCGTTCGCGGCCGTAGCCGGGTTGGGACGGTGGAACGACTGGTAGCAGTTCCGGCCTGCGAACTCCGCGAGTTCGTCAGCCGACGACTCGACGCCAGAGTCGACGTAGCCAGTGCCTGCCCAGTCGGGGTCTTCGAGGATCGTCGAAGCGATCAGTTGAACTTTCATGCTCTCCGCTCAGAGGTGGGGTGGAACTGGGGCGCGTTCATTCGTCGTTTAAGCGCGAGGGAGTAAGAGCCCCCATGCGCCCCCAGTGGGTGTCAAGTCAGAGACCTACCGGAGGTACTCGGCCTTGCACTGTTCGTTGCGAGGTGCGGTGCAGGAGAACAGCTTGTAGGCGTTGCCCGCCTTGCTGACCCCGGACTTGAACACCATCGGGCCGTGAGCGCAGGTACGCGTCTCACCGTTCGGTGCCTGGGTGGCACCCTGCGGAGCACGGCTCTGCTGCTGAGGCGCAGCCTGGCCACCGCCCTGCTGGGCCGGCGCGGAACCGCCACCGAGACCGGCGAAGAACTTCGCACCGGACTGAGTGAGCTGGAACAGCTCCTTCAGCTTGTCGGTGTCACGCACCGTCTCGATGGCCTCATCGACCGTCGAGCTGTGGATGACGATCCACGGAGCGTCGAAGTCGCGCCCACCCTTGAAGGTGGTCGTGATCTTGCCCTCGGACGAGGCGACCACGGGGCGCGGGGCGCTCGTCGTCGTCGTGGGAGCGGAGGTCACTGGAGCGGGCTCCTGGGCGACGGGCTCGGGCTGCGCGGGGGCGTCGTTGAACGGATCTTCGTAGGACAATGTGGTGCCTTTCACTTAATGGGACATGCGCCGTTGGCGCAGTTTTCATCGACGCCATCTGCGATGGCTTTTGCAGCAGCGGTTTCGTACTGCTGCTTGGTGATTCGCTCGTAGGGAGCCTGTTGGAAGCTGGCTTCCGGGAAGATCGTGCTTCCCTTGATCAACCCTGCGAACTTGTCGAGCGCGAGCCAGACATCGTCGGCGGTGTACGCCTCCGGGTCGACGTTCGCGGTGAACGACACCGCGTTGTCTGCCCAGCACGTCTGGTACAGCGCCTGGAAGGCCAGGAGCTGAGTGAGTGTCAAGTCGTCGGCAGCTTCTACCAACTCCTCGCCGTCGCGGCCGTAGAGATCGACTACGGCCTGGACGAGGGTGTCCTTCGTCGGGATGGACACCACCGCCGTGTTCGGAGCGAAGAGGTCCGGTTCGACCTCGTAGCCCTCGTTGACCAGCTTCGCCAGAGCCTCGAAGTCCGAGGTCTGGTTGAACCGCACCCTGCGGATGAAGTGCTTGGCGAAGATCGGGTGGATGCCCTCCGAGACGCCGGCCAGCTTGGCCACCGTTCCGGTAGGTGCGATCGTCCGCTTCTTCACCGGGACCGGGATCCTCAGTTCGTGGGAGAACTCCTCAGCCGCCTTGTCGACCTCAGCGGCCATCTCCCGCAAGAACTTGGTGAACCGCTTGTCTCCGGGTGCCTCCGAGTACTTCCGGCCCGTCATGGCCAAATAAGACGCCACTCCGAGGTGCCCGACGCCGATGCGTCGGTTCCGATCGAGCACTTCCCGACTCTTCGGGTCCGCGACCGGGCTGAACGTCGCCCGGATCAGGAACCGCGTCATCAGGCGGTGCGCCCTCAGCAGGTCGAGGTAGTCGGTCTTCCCGTTCGGCGTGACGAACGCCGCCAGGTTGATGTGCCCGAGGTTGCACGGCTCCCACGCTTCGAGAGTGATCTCTCCGCATGGGTTGGTACAGATCACCTTGTTGGGCTCTCCGACGTTGGACAGCGAGCTGTCCCACATCCCAGGCTCACCGTTCCGCACAGCGCCCTCCGAGAGGCGCTGCATGACCTTCTTCGCCTTGATGAAGTCGACCCTGTCGACGTAGAACGCTCCGCGAGCTGCCTCCCAGAACTCCGCGTCGACCTCCACCGAGATGTTCGTCGTCCAGTGCTCACCCGAGGTGGCCTTGATGTCGATGAACTCCTCGATCTGAGGGTCGTTCCAGTGCATCATCGCCATGCGAGCCGAACGGCGAACGCCGCCAGCCACGACGCACGATGCGATGGCGTGGTCGATCTCCATCGCGTCGATACCGGTGAGCTTGGTCCCTGCTCGATCAGAGAGCACGGCGCAGACCTTCTGCAGCATCACCGCGAACGGCAGTGGGCCGCTGGCGAATCCACCGAACGTCTTGAGCTTGGCCCCAGCCTTGCGGATGCGACTCACGTCGTAGACCCGCTGGAAGTGGACCGTCTCGGGACGGTAGTGGGTGTCGATCAGGTCGGTTAGGGCTGCCGCCCAGCCCTCCCGCGAGTCCTCGATGGCGAACGCACCGACCCACTCGGAGTCGTAGCGATCCGACAGGACGCCGGCCTCCTTCATCTCCGCGTAGTCCTTGTGGTCTGGGTCGCAGACGATGTGGACCTGCAGAGGGTTGACCACGGCCGGGTAGTGATCGATGTAGTGCTGCGAGTAGTTCGCGCCGACACCGCCACCCTCCATCAGCCGCAGGAAGGTGAACGAGAAGTGCTCCGAGGGAGTCTCGGTCCACCCTGCCACCCAGCAGTTGAAGAGGTGCTGTGCGTTCTTCACGCCCGACGCCCAGAGGTGTCGGCCAGCGGGCAGGAGCTTGAACTCCGTGATCAGCCTGGTGAGCTGCTCTCGCTCATCAGGTAGCTGGTGCCGTAGATCAACGAGTCCAAGGTTGCCATCCACCACTCGCTCGACGGTCTCGGGCCAGGTCTCCTTGGTGCCGTCTGGCTTGGTCCGGGCGTACGTTCGGTTGTAGACCAGCTCTCCTGTTGGTCCCCAGGGGATTTCGCGTTCAGTCACTCTGTCCTTTCTGCGCCCATCAGCACTCGCTGAGGGACGTGTCGCATTCCGTAGCCGGGGGTGAAGATGCCACCCACGGTCATTTCGAGGTCGTCCTGCGACCAGTTCTCCAGCCGCATACGCGGCGCGTGGGGGAACAGCTCGGGGAACACCTCTGCTCGGTACATCTCGGGCATCCCGTTGAACTGGGAGTCCATGATGTTGTGGTAGTTCGCGTCGCTCACGCGGCTCGGCCTTTCAGGAGGTCCGCGATCGGGGTCTGTTCGAGGTACTCATCCCGCAGCTCCGGGTGCTCGATCAGCAGGATCGCGATGTCAGCGGTCGGATCGGAGTGACCGCCCGAGGCGGGGCGGGTCTCCGGGAACACCGAGTGCCGGCTCCCCGGCCCCTCGCTGAGGTTGCCGTCAGAGTCGACGCCAGCGGTGATCGCGATGACGTTGACGTGCTCGGTGAGCGACTTGATCGACTTCGAGAGCTGTACCTGCTCCTTGGATCGGCTCACCGGAATGACCCCGTCCTCGTAGCGCGACCTGATCGCCTCGGCTCGGACCTCGTTCTGGTTGGACAGAGCCTCCATCGCCCTCGGCAGGATGTCGACCAGATACCGATTGGTCGACGTGCCCAGCAGGGCTTCCTTGACGTTCTCCGACGAGTAGAGGTTGCGACCGTTGAACTCGTTGGCCGTCAGTTGCTGACTGCTCAGCATCTGCAACGCCGCCCGCTTCGCGGTGGTGACCGCCTCCAGATGGCTGAGGTCCGCCATCTTGGCCTGGGTGCCTGGCCGCTCCAGGTACCAGACCCACAGGTCGTTGACCAGATCGTCAACCCCTGATTCGTCCTGCTTCCAGGCCCACAGTGCTGACTTCGCCGCTTGGCGAAAGACCTTCTCCACTAGGGCATCACCTTCCTGAGGTATTGCTCCCGGCTCATCTGCCGGGTGGGTTGGAAGCCGCGTGCGACCTCGTCCGCGAAGACCTCTCGGACCTCCTTGGACGTGATCTGTCGCGACCGTGCGTTCTTGTGCAGCATGGGCAATCGAGTGGGTGTCAAGTTTCATACCTTCCAGACGTGGCCGTCGACCGAGAAGCGGCCTCCGACGATGGGGATGAGTTCGGGCTTGACGTGGTTGCCGTCGACCGTCAGCAGCCCGAATCCGGTCTGCCAGTTGGCCGTAGCGCCCTTGAGGTACTGCGCCAGGTGCATGTTCATCAGGTTGCCGACTTCCATCGACCACAGCACCTTCTGATCGCCGCCGTATCCCAGCGTGTGGGGCTTGATGCCCTGACGGTGGGTGTGACCGATGATCACCGACGCGTTGAACCGCATCATGGCGTTGTAGGCCGTGTCGCCTGACTTCTGCGACAACCGGACACCACCACGGTGGCCGTGGGTGGAGATCCAGCCTGGAGCCAGCTTGTAGAACTCTGGCCGCACCACCACACCGAACCCGTCGAAGTCCAAGAGGTTCTCGAACTTGAACTGGTCCGCGAACTCGACCAGCGCAGGCGCGTAGCGCCCCAGGTACTCGTACGGGCGGCTGTCGTGGTTGCCCTCATGGATTCCCACCGGGCCGTCGTAGCCCTGGCGCAGAGGGGCCAGGAACCGCTTCTTGGCCTGCTCCGAGTCGGGCTTGATCCGCTGAGCGAACTCCTCGGCCGAGCCCTTCGTCCACCGAGAAGGGCTCGGGTAGTCCATCAGGTCACCGATGTGGAGCACCTCGTCTGGCTGGGTGTCCACGATGAACTGCACGACCGCCTTGAGCGCCTTGCGGTCATCGAACGGGATCTGCGTGTCGCTGACGACGACGATGCGCTGGCTCACACGACCTCCTTGAAGGGTGCGAAGCCGTCCCACATGGTGAGCGGGGCACCGTTGAGCTTGTGCGAGGTCTCGTCGCTCCACTCGGCCTTCTTGCCCTCGTCGGCGAACTTGATCTCCAGCCAACCGGTCTCGGGGTTGATCCGCCAGAAGTCGCCGTAGGAGTCGGTGACGACGACGCCCACGGGAACATCGAACAGCGAGGCCCACTCGCGAGGACGGTCGAACCGCTCCATGCGGACGACGAACTCGTTGCGGACGAACTCATCCTTCTTCTGCGCCTCGTCGTAGAGGCGCTCCCCCAGGCCGGCGTAGCCGCCGATGTCGACGTAGCTGTCCCGGTGGAACGTGCCCTTGGTGCGGGACACCTTGAGCAGGATCATCAGGTTGGTCACGTCGAGGCCGGTGATGCGGATCTCGTTGTTGAAGTAGCTCTGCCACAACGACGCGATGCGATCGAACGACTCGCTGGCATCACCGTAGGTCTGCTGACGCTCACCGTTGATGAGGCGTTCGGCTTCTTGCAGGACGGTTTCACTCACAGGCCGGTCTCCGATGCGGTGTAGTACTCGATCAGCTCTGCGAGCTTGTCCGGCTGGTAGCCGATGATCGGGTCGTGGGTGTCGGTCACGATGACCGGCACTGAGGTGGCCTTCAGCACGTCGGTGACGTACGTCTTGGCCTCTGGGTTGGTGTTCAGGTTGACCACGTCGAGCTTGATGCCCAGGTGTTCGAGCTTCTCGATGACCCGGACACATGACCGGCATCCCGGCTGGGTGTAGACCGTCAGTGGTGCGTACAGCGTTCTCATCCATTCCTTCCGAACAGATCCGGGTTTCATCAGATCCGCTCCAGCAGAGCGTCTTTGCCCTGCGTCGTTACCAGTGAGTTGACATCCTCGCCATCAGGCATCGGGATGATCCGTGCGTTCGGCAGCGTCTTCGCCACCGACCTCGCGAACTCCATACCGGCCTCATCTCCATCGGCCAGGATGTTCACGTTGCGATACCCGAGGAACAGCTCCCGGAAGTGGGACTTCCAGCTCTGTGCTCCGGGCACACCCACCGAGGGGATCCCAGCGAGTTCCGCTGTGATCGTGTCGATCTCGCCCTCAGTGATCGCCATGTCCCGCGAGTAGCGGGTCAGGGTCTCGGTGTTGTAGAGGCGGGGCTTGTCCCCCGCCACCGTCATGTACTTCGGCTTTCCACCATCGAGCCGGCGGAAGCGCAGCGAGGCCACCGACCATCCCCGCCAGGATGACCAGCGCCTGTACGGGATGGCTAGACAGCCCCGGTACATCTCATGACCAGGGAGTGGATCGGCCACGTACCCCAGACCGAACTGGGGCGCGTCCAGAACTCCCCGGCTCGCCAAATACTCTTCGGCCGGGCTGCTTTCGAGGGCGCGTCGGTACTGGGACGCCGCTTCCAGCAGATAAGCCCTCTGCGATTCGCTGAGCTTCTGCAAATGTCACCTCCTTCTCTTCGTGTCGGATGATCGAGATCACGTCCCCACGGACGTTGCACGCCATGCAGTTGAACCCCTGCAGGTCGTAACTGACTGCAGCCGAGGGCGTTTCCTCGCCGTGGAACGGACACAGCGTCTTGTTCCACTCGTAGTTGTCCTCTGGTGGCTCCCACTCGGGGTAGTACCGGAGGATCGCCCGAGCGATCGGACTCTCAGTGGGTGTCAAGGAAGACTCCTCAGCTTGTCCGCTTCGACCGGGGCTATGCGCTCCCCGATCACCTCGACGGCCGGTGGCCGCTTCAGGTACGCGATGGCACGCTCGAAGAACTCGATGGCATCCCGAGCCCACCCGAGGGTGTACTTGTTGCACATCGTGCAGAGCAGACCTCGCACGATCCCGGTCTTGTGATCGTGGTCAACCGAGAGACGCTTGACCTTGCCGTTCGCTCGCTGGCAGATGTAGCACCGACCTCCCTGGAACTCGTAGATCTGCCAGTACTCTTCTGGCGAAATCCCGTACGTCGCAAGTATTCTCGCGCCCCAAGCTCCCGAACTGCGGACTCGACGTTTTGCTCGATGATGCGTAGCACAGCGGGGTCCGGGGTGGGGCGTCTTGCGCTTGGAGGTGATGCCAGCCGCAGCGCAATCAACGCACTGCTTCTGGGCTCTCGGCCTGGCCGGGGGCCGGCGTGTCGCCACGATTCTCCTTCCGGCGTTCGAGCAGGTCGATGCACCATGCCAGGGCCGTCACCGCGAGGAAGAACCAGAGGAACATCGAGAGGAACCCCAGCAGGACTTCGCTCACTTGACCATCCTCTTGACCCACCATCGGGACATCGACTTGGTGGCCTTGTCGACGGGGGTGACATCCGGCTCGTCGTCGCCCAGGTCGAGATCGATGCGAGCGATCTCGAACCCGAACACCTTGAGGGTCACCGTCATCGGCCACTCCCCACGTTGAACACCCACTGCGGAGCGGTCATGACGAAAGGCTCTCCGGGATCGCCCTTGTCGCCCTTGTCACCCTTCGGGCCTGGGTAGCCGCGTGCGCCCGTCAAGCCCTCGTAGCCACGGGGGCCGCGCTTGCCCGGTGAGAACCGAGCGATGACGAACGAGCCGAACCAGCTCCCCAGGACGGTCAGCACGTCTGCGACGTATGCGGCGGTCATCCGAACATCAGCTCCCCGATGATCCAGCCGATGATGAACCCGACGAGGGCCAGCAGCAAGAGTTCCATCAGGCGATCCACCGCTTCGCCGCACGCTCGATGTTCTCGTCGCTGACGTTCGCCGCCAGCGGTGAGCGCAGGGTGTGGACGGTCGACTTGGTCTCGACCGTGTGCTCCTTGCCCGCCGCGTCCTTCACGACGCGCTTGTGGATCCGCGTCACTGGCTTGGTAGCCAGCAGCGAGGACAGGATTTGCTGGTGCAGCGGGCTCGTCCGCTTGGGCATGGCGTTAGGGGTTGCCATCAGGGGTTTTCCTCTCAGAGTGGGTGTCAAGTTGTTAGCCGATAATCAGCATGAATGTCAGGCTGAGGTCTAGCGGACCTCGATGCTCGGGATCACGACGCTCGGCTTGAACGTGACGTGGTAGAAGTCCGTGCTGACATCTTGTCCCTGGACCTGCTCCACGAAGTACGAGACGTTGTCGCTCAGTCCCAGGAAGTGCTTCTTGTAGCCGTCCGCGACCTTGCAGGTCACGTCGAGCTTCTTCGAGGCGGTGTCCGGGGCGATCGAGCAGTACCCGTCGATCTCCAGCAGGTACTTGTCGGTGATGCCGTTGAAGAACACGATGCGGCGCGGCACCTTGAAGTTGTCCGCGTCCTGGGACAGGTTGTCCGACGCGACCGAGGCGTCGGTGCTGCACCCGACGAGACCGAGACCTGCAGCGGCCAGGGCGATTCCGGCGATGAGCTTCTTCACTTGGAGACCTTCTTCTTGTTGATGGACTTGTAGGCGGTGTAGCTGATGGTCGAGGCCGACACGTAGATCAGGACCAGGAGGCCGGCGGGGATCCAGATGGGGGCCGCTACCCACCACCAGGACCAGTCGATGACCTCTGTGAGCTTGAGGACCAGGAACACGATGAACAGCACGATGCCGATGGGGAACTGCACGCTACTTCTCTCCTATTGACCGAAGTCGGTGATTTGCATGGTGTCCCCGACGAACGACAGGGACGCGTAGTCCTGACCCGACGGGTCGGACTTGCCGCCACGGTTCTTGACCGTGGAGACGTTGAGCGAGTCGGGACCGAAGCCGTCCGACACGCGGTGCAGGGTCTGAACCATCTCGGGCACACGCCCGATCTGACCCTTGATGCCCGACAACGGGATTGGCTTGTCGCCGTCGTTGTGCGGACCTGTTACGTGGTGGAGCCCGATCACGCATGAGCCCGTGTTCCGGGCCATCGTGTGCAGGTAGTCCATCAGCGACTCCAGGCCGCTGAACGGGTCATCGCCGTCGCCGCTCTCCGTGCGGACGTTGGTGATGTTGTCGACCACGATCAACGCTGGGAAGTCCTCGTAGAGGGCGTCGTACGCCTCCATCGCGGTCTCGATGTCCCCCAGCGAGGGGCTCGCGCTGTAGTTGAACCTGATCGGCAGCGGGTCCAGGTCCGCTGCGACATCTTCCGGGATGTTCATCTCCCTGACCGCTCGCGTCGACTCTTCGAGCGTCCCTCCGCTGAGGATGGACACCGATCGCGTGAGCTGCGTGAACGCATCAGAGTCAGCCGAGAAGTAGAGCGTCGGAACTTTGCTCTTGATGGCGTAGGCCAGGACGAATGCCGACTTCCCGGTGCCGGGACCAGCGCAGACGAGGACTAGCTGGCCTCGTCGGTACGTTGCTCCCTTGCCCTCGATCGCAGACCACACGGAGGGCAGAGGATCACCGGCCGATCCTCGGATGTAGAGCGACTGGCGTGGGGTGTACAGCTAGACCGCCTCCCCGATGTACCGGACGTAGACGGTGTTGCCCTCTCGCTTCGCCTCGAAGTCTCCCTCGGGGAAGTCCTTGAGCTTGCCCGTCTTGACGTTGCTGACGCAGCAGTACTGCTGGTGGGCACGCGGCAGCGGCTTCGGCCAGGAGAACCAGTAGCCCCGGTTCCTGACGAGCTTCTCGGAGAAGTCCGCGAGCGCGGAGCGGCGTTCCTTGATCGGCCGTTCGGCCAGTGATGCTGTCATCTCATCTCTCCTTGTGAGTGGGTGTCAAGGTCGCGGGCGCGACTTGATCTTGGCGTCGTGGATGGGCCGACCTCGTTCGTGGGCTTCCTGCTCGGCGTCGATCGCCTTCGAGAACTGCTTGGTCAGGGCCGACGCCTTGATCTTGAGGATCTTCATGATGTCGGCACCCTGGTGGCCGGCGCGTTGCATACGCAGCACTCCAGCGGTCTCATGCGGCGCGTACGCCGACTTGAGCATGGGGTCGTTGGGGTTCCACTCGCGGGGGTTGTCGGGGCTGTGCTTGACCATCGATCTCCAATCCTTGGGGGTCCAGTTGAGTAGGGCGTAGAACGCTCGGAACATCACGTCCTCCTTGTGGGTGTCAAGCGCGGGGCCACGACGATGTCCCAGATCATCGTGATGACGGTGGATACGCGGAACACCATGCCCTGCGTCTCGCATAGGACGGGGTCTGGCAGCTTCACAGCTCTGTCCTCCCACCCGAGGGCGATACGATCGCGACGGTGCGATCGGGGCGCTCTGCCTTCCTGGCCTCAGCGAACTTCCTCGCGGACTCTTCGCTCGGGAAGGGCCAGCGGCTCGGGTGCGCTGAGGTGTGCCAGAGGGGAAGCTCAGGGAGCGGCCCCAGCTCTACGTGCGTGCTCCCCGACACGGGGTCGAGGTTCTTGCGGTATTCGTTCATCGCCTGCCTTAAGAGATACGGGTATGTCAGTGGGTGTCAAGTGGGCTACATGAAGACGGGACAGCTGAGATTCACGTCACAGAAGCCGCACTTGTCGGGCTCAGGCAGCGCGGGGAACTCGCCGGCCTGGATGCCAGCCTCGACCTCTTGGAACCGCTCGGAGATCTTCTCCCGCGTCCACTCGGTGAGGTCGTAGGGCTCGGTGATGACGGGCTTCTTGCCCTTCTTCCCGGCCATGTAGTAGTCGCCGGTCTTCGGCGCGGGTACGCCGTAGAGCATCGAGACCGCCAGCGCGTAGACCCCGAGCTGGAAGTCGTCACCCGGCTTGTTCCCGGTCTTGTAGTCCCGCACCCGCAGCTCGCCGTTGACCACGACGACAGCGTCGATGAACCCTCGCACCCGGATCCCGTCCAGCTCGATGTCGAACGACAGCTCGACGGCCGGGGTGCCGTCCGGGGCTATCCAGATCTGCTGGGCCTTGTTCGCCATGAACTCGAAGAACTTCTCGATCTGTTCGAGACCGATCTCGTAGCGGCGCTCGATGTCGCGCTCGCCGCCGTACGGGCCGCTGTGGAACCACCACTCGAAGTTGGGGGTCTCAGCCGCCAGGCGGTTGATGTCGCGGGCGTAGTGCCACCTGAACATGTCCTTGGCCTCATCGAGGGTCAGGGGCATCTGGTAGGACAACCAGACCTCCACGGCCTCAGCGACGGCGTGGAACGCGGTGCCCTGCGGCAGCCACGCAGCCGGCCTCGGCCACACCTTGTCGATGCGGGCCAGCTTGTAGTTCATCGGGCAGCGGGTGTACTGGTTGATCTGGCTGACTGAGCGCAGCGGGAGCTTGATCTTGGTGTCTGTCATGCAGCACTTTCCTGGTAGAGGTTGTCGATCACTTCGGTGACGCGCTCACGGGGGTGGGCTGCGCGGATGGGGCTGTCCCGGTCGCACAGCCTCACGATCTGGAACACGCCTCGTCCGTGGATCATGTCGTCGTCATCGAACACCTTCTCGTAGATCAGGTCTTGGGCATCTCCTGCCAGCAGGATCGCCGCAGTGTCCTGAAACAGGGTGTCGGTGCAACGGACCAGCGGACTCTTGTAGATCCCCACGATGGTCACTGGGTCTGCCTCTGGGAGGCTGTCATCCCCCCAGAGGCACTTCTGCGTGTAGAGCAGCGACTCCTCGGAGGTGATCGTTACTGGCTCGTACTGGGTGGTTCCTGGGAATAGCGGTCCCAGCGGGGTCAGTAGACGACTTGGCATTGAGCATCCTTCGAGATCAGATCAAGGAGTCGATGTTCGGCGGCCAGCGCCAGATCACCTCTCCTTGAGGTGTGAGATTGGTGTAGTCGTTCACCCGGATCAGCAGGTCGCCGTCCGACGCCTCGCGTGGGACGTAGCGGAAACCTCCGCCAGCCATACCGGGGTGGGGCTCGATGGTGGGATCGAACTCCAGCACGACATCTTCGTCGCGGAGCTTCGTCCACCACTTCTTCAAGTTGCGAACCTTCTCGTCGCTCATGCCCTTGAAGCTGCCGACTCGCATGTACTCACCGTGGTCACGCAGACGCTGGAACGGCTTCGACTTTCCGTGTGCGTTGGTGGTCGTGAACGGCCACGCCTTGTTGACTACTTGGCGTGTGTTCAACGATCCTCCGTATGTCTGCTTCTGCCACGAGACTGCCTGGCGCGTCACGCCGTGCATCTCTGCGATCTGGCTCTGGTTGTACCCCTTTCGCTTCAGATCCTCTATGACGCTTGGGATCAGTGGTGTTCGTGCTGCGGTGCCGCTCATGTTTAACCTCCATGAGGAAGGGTTGTTTGGATCACACCTTGTCAAGGTGGATTGTAGGCGAGTGTCAAGCGAATCGCTCCTTCTGTGTTGCGTGTCTGCAGCCTATCGATGGCGTCTGACACCCCTGCGCGTCCCGTGGCTGGGAGACATCTCCCGCCCCCGTCAGACTTCTGACAGAAACTGACGCTAGTGGAGGCTACTCAGCAGTAGCAACTCTGCGTCAACGGGGCTCAACCTTAGCTGTGTTATTCCTGTGCGATCTCTGTCATGCGCTCCTCGATGTCTTCCAGATCGAACTGTGCCTGCTCGTTGCTCGGGTTGGCGTCCAGCCGCGCCTGAGCCTCGTCGCGGAGGAACTCCAGCTCCTCCAGGTCATCCACGTCATCGACGTACATCGTCTACCCCCTCCAAGATCGTTACCTTTGCTAACCGTGTCCTACGTCACCAGAATGGCTGTGCCCACCTCGATCTCGGTCAGGTTGACCCCGTAGTACTCCACGAACTCTTCCTGCGTTGCCGTGCCCATGATGTGCTCCCGTTCCGCCAGGAACGCCTGAGCGCGGACCACCGCGAGGCGCGTTGCCTCTTCGGCCGTCTCCGCGACGGCCATCGTCTGGTAGTACGTGTCGACCGTGGCTATGAACACCTTCATCTGCGCTCCAATCTCAGGTTGATGACGTTGCTGACTCGGGGGTAGATGGCCATACCACGACCGCCCGACACCTCGAGCCCGCCGTCGCGGATCTGGACCTGGAACTCATCGTGCATCGAGCCGTTGCCCACCGGGTCGAAGTGGACCCTCTGGTAGCCGTAGGCGTCCGGGAGGTAGATCGGGTTGTCGTAGCTCCCGTGCCAGATCTTGGTCTTCTCGACCGTCTTGAGGTGGTCGTTGAGCTTGCTGACCGCACGGTCCTCCCGAGACCGTGCCTCCGCGAGCAACTCCTGCGCCCAGCGGGGCAGCTTGTGCTCGCGCTCGTCCTTCCGGTAGTCGGTCACTCGCCGTTGACCTCCGCGTCGTAGTTGAACTCGGCCTTGTTCAGGGCTTCCTCGAAGTCGACGCCCATCGCGTCGGCCAGGTGCATCAGATCTCCCAGCAGGTCCGGGATGATGTTCTCGAAGTCTCCCCCGATCACCTTCTGGTAGGCGCTGGCAGCCACCGCTGCCCAGGAGACGTTGTAGCTGTTGTCTCCCGGCTCCCGGCCGGTCTTCGGGCTGGCCGCGACCTTGTGCAGGTCGAACGTGTCCTCGATCATCTAGTCCTCCCAGGTGGTGGTAACGACGCCTCGATCGGGCTTCGCTTCGTGCTCGATGTGGGTGATCCACAGGTGGGGGAAGCCTTCGCGCTGTGCGAGCTTCCGGTGGGCCTTGCGCCACCCCGGCGCGATCACCGTGGTGACTTCGATCTTGTGGGGGCCGTAGACGATTCGGCTCTCGAACACCGAACCCTTCACCCGGACATCGCGTGTGGTCTCCATCAGGACAGCAGCTCCAGCGAGGGCCATCCCTCTTCGCCGACCCAGTCGAGGAACTCGTCCCAGCGGCGCGGCGAGACTCGCGCCATCTTGCCTTGGGTGAGGAACCAGTAGCCGTCGATGCGGATCGCGGCGTAGGAGTACGCCGAGTCCCACTTCCTGAACCGCACCACCGAGCCGTCTTCGCTCGGTTCGGCGGGCTTGCCCGTGAGGAGTTTGGTTGCCATCAGCAGTACCAGCGCTTTCTGCAGTATCGAGACTTGCTGTCGTCGTCGGGTTGTGAATCGTCCTGTGACGATTCGGGGTTGGGGTCGCACGTCGGAAGCTCTCCGCGAGCGACGTGGTCAGCGGAGTCTTTGAGCAGACCTCCGTACTGGGCGATGTGGGCTTCGCTGCGGTGCTCGCACAGCGGGCCGGCGTGTGCGGCCGGGGCTCCCGAGAGCACCAGGATCGCCACGGCCAGGGCAGCGATCAGCGTCATGGCGCTGAGGATGCGGGTCACTCTTCGTCCCTCCGGTTCTGCTCGTCCAGAAGCCTCGTCGCGATCTCGATGGGGTCGTAGTGCATGGTTCTCCTAGTGGTTGTCAAGTAGGTCACGCAAGGCTTGTGCAGCCTGCTGGGTGCAGACACCGTTGCCCACCATGCGGAGAGCCTCGGTGCGTGAGATGTAGCCTTCGGCGGGGCGACGGCGCGTGGTGTCGATCAGGTCCGTGACCCAACCCTCGTCCCAGCCCATCATCCACTCGCTGAACTGCGCTGCGAGCCGGGGCTTTCCGACCGTGTTCTCCTCGATCGGCTCGGGAGCTGGGCGGGTCAGCCCTTCCCATCGCTCGATGGCTGGGCGGTACTCAGCCCAGTCGAGCATCCCTCGTTCGAGCTTGGCGAGAGTGGTGACCAGATCGTCCCCACCGGAACCAACCCGCTCTGAACGAGCGTAGTCAGGGCCAGCAGTAGAGGACTTTGCCTCTGGGGTGGGCAGCAGCTTGAGCACTGCTGTCGGCAGGTCGTCGCCGCCCTGGCGGGCGTTGGGGTTCGGTCCCTTGAAGTCACGCGCTGAGGGCGTCGGCAGGCTGGGCGAGGATGAAGACTCGCTCCCGCTTGTGCGGGGCTCCGACGCTGCCAGCGGAGACAGTCTTCCAGCTCGCATCGTACCCGATGTCGGAAAGGTCTCCGAGAACTCGACCCATCGCTCGCATTGAAACACCTTGTGGCCCTGTTGCTTTGGCACTGAGCAGTCCTCTCACATTCTCGATGACCACGTATCGTGGCTTGATGGAGTCGATGGCGTTGGCGAAGTGAGCCCACAGCCCGGAGCGAGTGCCGCTCTCGATGCCTGCCTTGAGGCCAGCGTGGCTCACGTCTTGGCAGGGGAAGCCTCCGCAGAGCACGTCCACCCACGGGACGTGTTCCCAGTCGATCTTGGTGATGTCTCCCAGGTTGGGGACACCGAACCGCTTGGCCAGCACCGTGGCCGCGTGCGGGTTGACCTCGGACTGCCAGATGGTGCGACCGCCGAAGGCTTCCTCGACGGCCAGGTCGAGCCCTCCGACGCCGCTGAACAGCGATCCGATCCTCATGTCTTGCCTCTCAGTGGGTGTCAAGCTGCGCGGATGCCAGATTCATCGATGTAGACGTGATCCCACGTCCCGACGAACGGCTTCTCGGTGTTGCGGTGTACGAACGTCTCGTACTTGTAGGGGTTGTAGGTGACCTCGGTGCCTGCGAAGTCTCGCGGGAGCACGCTGATCAGCTCCCCCACCATCCCCGCGTGGACGTTCTTGCGTCCCTCGCGGATCACGCGCTCGCGTCCTGCCTTCCGCACCACGCCTTTCGCGTTGGCCAGGAGGACGGTGCCGCTGCGGTGGATCACTCGACCCTTGAAGTCGCCCTCAAGCGCCTGGATCGAGTACCACGGCTGTCCGTTCTTCCTGCTCTGGTGCAGGTTCTTGTAGACGAACACTCGAATCGGTGCAGGGGTCACAGTGCCATCGCTCCTTCCCGGACGATCTCTCGCACCATCTCGGCAGGGCTTGTGCCGCTGTCGAACTCGTCGTGCCACAGCCGGTCTGCGATGTCACCGGAGGTGACGCCCCACACCTTGAGGAGCAGCCCGTCTACGTGCTTCATCCACTGCTCGAACGTCATGCGCTCTTGACCTCCCAGGTGCCTACGGCGTTGGTTTGGTCGCTTCCCAGGTAGAGGAAGCCACCGTCGATGATGTTGTTGGTGACGTGGTCGAACGTGATGCCCTGACGCCTCGCGGAGGCTTCGAGGTGATCGATCAGCACCTGTCGATGACTTGCGGAGATGGTGACCTCCGCGTCGTCGCGGTGTCTGGTAGCTGTCAAGGTGAACACGTTGCCTCCTCAGGCGATCGAGCGGTTGAAGGATGCGGTGCGGCCGTCACGCTGTCCGTGGGCGTAGCCGCTGGGATCGATCCGCGAGGTGCGAGCCCGTCCCATGCGCGGGAAGGCTTCCCGCAGTGCGACTTCGGCCCGTGCCTTGTCGTCGCGGTAGAGCACCAGGGCACCACCAGCGCCTTCGAGCGCCTTGGCTTCCTCGGTGCGGATGCGCTCACCAACGGCGTTGCCGAAGCCTGCGATCCACCCACGGCGGTAGCTCTTGAGCTGACCAGCGGTCGAACGCTTCTTCATGTCGCCCGTCCGGGGGTCGTACCGGTACCCGGCGTACATCGCTTCGGTGGGTCGCACGGTCTCGACCAGGCGCAGCATCTGCGGGTGCAGGATGTCCCACAGGAACTTGATGCGCTCAAGGTGCCTCGGCACCGCGAACACGATCAGCGTCTGCTCACGGGTGTGACGGCTTGTGCTGATCACGGCCTTGCCGTGCAGTGCCACCACGATGTTGTTCAGCAGCAACGCTTGCTGAGCGACGTACTTGCCTCGGAAGGTCCACGACCACCGCTCCGCGTTGGGGATCGCGCTGTTGTCCATCCCTCGGGCGGCAGCGTCCACCTGGGCCTGCTCGATGCCGTACTTGGCCATCACCTCGAAGGCTTTCGCCTGGAAGATGTCACCCTCCGGGGTGCCAGCGGTGTCTTCGGCCTGCCGCAGCAGCTTGGCCACGACGGTCTGCATCTTCTCGCGCTTGCTGGTCATCGTTCGTCCCTCTTCCAGTTGTTGCGGGTGCCCTTACCTGGGCGCTTGAGTTCTCGTGCCTTGTTGCGGTGCCGCGTTGCGGCGTTGCTACGGCGCAGTTCCAGCCGTGCCTTGACCTGTTCGGAGACCACGCGTCTCACCGCTCGATGGGGTACGTGCGCTCCCCCAAGATCAGGAAGTCACGCCCGGTGTCGGAGTCTCGCCAGACACCGATCTGGTTGGGCTGGTCAGAGCAGTCCTCTTCGCCGCACAGCGGGAAGGTGCTGCCGTCGACCGTGACGAGGTCACCGGTATCGGCTGACGCCTCGTACGGATCGGCCAGGGCCATCGCTCCGAGAGCCGCGCCAGCGGCGAGCAGGGACAGGAGGACGTTCTCGCGCTTCATGTGGTGCCTTTCTGAGTGGGTGTCAAGCTGGGGTCAGTGCAGGATGATGGTGATGTCTTGCGTGCGCCCCTTGGAGGTGCCTCCGCAGGCCATGCACGTAGCGCAGTCGGTCTTGAAGCCGGCCTCGGTGCTGGCGGGGCAGATCACCTCTCCAGGGAGCCTCGGTGCCATGCCGTGGCGCGGCCGGAAGGTGCGGTAACCCTTCATCCGTGCCTCACGACGCTGGCCGACCGTGTCGGCCGATGCCATGCACAGCTCAGCGAAGCGCGGGTCAGCGGTACGCCACTGGTGGGTGTATCCGGTGACGCCATCCGCAACGCTCAGGATGGCTTCCCACACCTCGAAGGGGACAGCGGCCGGGTCACCGTACGAGCCGAACCGCACCTTGTGTCCCCGGAAGGCTTCCACGTCGAAGGGCACAGATCCCTTGGCCTGGTGTGCATTCCAGCTCGAAGTCTGGGCATGTCCACGCCGGAGGCTCTTGTGGGTGTAGCACCCGCCGTCACCACCGCTTGCCACGCTGCGGAACGGGCAGTCCCCGCACGTTGCCTCGTCCAGACCCAGCTTGATCGCTTCGGTGGGGTTGACGTCGGCCCGGAGGATCGACACCTGGATCATGTCGCCGGTCTTCATGTTCGCGGCCTTGGCAGACTTCGCCTTGGTGGCCAGGACGATCAACTCTTCACCCGTCAGCTCGCTTGGACCCTGCCAGACGATCATTCGCTCGAAGGCCATGTCTACGCTCCGATCATGTTCTCGTAGTGACCCAGGAGCCCCTGGGCCAGAAGGATGTTGGCTTCGCCGTTCTTCACGGCGATGGCGAGCTGGGCACACGCCTCGGCGTTGCATGGCTTGCCGTCGATCGCTAGTTCCTCGGAGACCGTCCACAGCTCGCTGGACAGATCCCACCTCTGGTCATGCTCAGTGGGTGTCAAGTAGCTCACTTGCCACTCACCCGGTAGATGCTGTTGCCTCGGGAGGCGACCCATCCGATGCCTGCGATGTAAACCTTGGTGACGTTCATAAACCTAGCCTCTCGGTGAGTGGGTGTCAAGTCAGCGGGCAGCGAGCTTGGCAGCCCGCGCCTTCATCGCTTTGTGGTAGCTGTTCGGTCCCGTGGGGTTGAGCACCCGGACCTTGCGGTCAGATGCCTTGCGGGGGATGTATGCCCCCACCTTCATCTCTTCGAGCTGGCGCTCGGCCAGGCCGGCTGGCACATGTGTCCCGGTGAGGTCTTCGACCTTCACGTCGAGGTCAGTCCATCCGGGGATGCCTTTGTCCATCTCAAGGCGGTGCGTTCCGACGCCGCTCAACTCTTCGGGGATGAAGTCCCGTGGCGTTGCCTTGCGGGCCGTAACCCTCACGTCTCGCATGTTGTTGCTGATCATGTCTACCCTCCGTGTTGTGGGTGTCAAGTCTGGAGTGGACTGGGGTGGATTTGAACCACCTCGCGATGACCTCCAGGGCCAGTCCCCCAACCAATGCTCAGGAATCAAACCCGAGAGCACAGATGCCATTCTCAGATCGCTTGGTTGGTCGCATCGAATCCTTGCCCGGATTACGAAACTCACGTCCGACTGCCTCCACAAGCTCAGTCGACCGACTCGATTGCCGTTCGGGGTGATGCTGACGGTGTGCGAAGTACGCGGGGGATCGTCCTTATCCGCCATACTCACCGCCGACCCGTTTCCGGGCCGCGCCACTATTGAGTTCTCAAAGATCATGTTCAACTTTGCGATTCTCACTCTACCCGAAGGTCGAGTGGGTGTCAAGCTCGCCGTTCTTGCTGGCGTGGTTACACCGTATCAGGTGAGCGAGTGTGTGTCAAGTGGATCCGGCCGGTTCATTCTGCTTGGCCGTGTGCGCTCCGTGCATCCCGCAGGCTCTAGGGATTCACCGGACCCGGTGACGCTCGCTCTCTGAAGTTGTGTCACCACCTTAGCACGAATGCCGAGTGGGTGTCAACCCGTGAGAATCGCTCTGTTGAGTTATCGAAGATCAGTTGTTCGGTTCCCAACCTACCCGACTAGCGAGTGGGTGTCAAACCCGGTCCCGGTGACCCGGTCCCCGTTCGCCGTGCTGGCCGAACAACGAGAACATTACCCGTCGACCGAGTGGGTGTCAAGTCGACGCCATTTCCGCTGGTCCAGGCGGTTTTTGGCCCGGATACCCGCTACCGGCAGACGCCGGCAAACCCCTGGAAACAGTTCCTGGCCTGCACTGATACCCATGAGCTGCTCACTATCGCACCGGTTGCCGGCTACCCTGCAATGCCTACTGACGTGCTCGGATGGCGTGCTGTGAGGCACGCTGAGACGCGTTTGCTGGCCTACTGGCCAGATAGACCACGGTTGCCCATAGAGGGATCCCATGCGCGATGACAGGCACTCGACTAGTGCCACTATCGGGCACATAGTGAGCAGCACATTGCTAGGGCAATGTGGTGCATAGGCTCTGTACAGCACATCAGTGCTGGCCAGGTGTGGTGTGTGGTGTGTGTGCATGTGTGTGTGGTGTGTTAGCTGAGTGTGTATGCAACGCACAACGTATGCGTTGCTGTGTGTGTGCGTGTGTGTGCATCGTTGCAGGTAGTGGTGTGTATGTGTGAGTAGCCGGCAGTTCGCTAGTGCATCGCATCGCATCGTGTCGCATCGCATCGCTCGAGCACGCATCGCGTGCATTGTTTGCTGTGTGTCGCATCGTCGCAGGTCAGGCACCCCAGGGGGGTTACCCCCATGCCCCCCATCCCGACCGGGACGTAA